ATTTATGCAACACAAAAATTAACACAAACTCAACCACAAACTTCGGTTTCCCCATTACCAATACCACCTGTTTTACCTACACAACAATTTGTAGGATTAATAATAGAAATTTTTACTTTAAATGATGGGTCAACTGTAACTATTTATAAACAAAATGAAAATAAATTTTCTTTATTTAGGAATTTTTCACAAGAGATAAAGTTTGTTGGAGAACAAGTTGGTATGTCCGTTGAAACTAATTTAAATTTGGCAAAAGTTGCAATAACTGAAATTTACGGATTTTATTCACAATCACCTTTAGACCCACAATATATTGCGGCGGTTACAACTCCTCCCGAACCACAGTTCCCGTTAGTACCGAGTTCAACCAACAATTGGGGTAAAGTAACATTTATTAATAATATGGATAACTACCTAAGTGCGGTTGACAGATTCCAAGGTACTATAGTGGACAATTTAATGATAACATTAAGGGCTAAATTACCATTAATTACTGTTGAAAATAGTAAAGGTGTTAGAAAAGATTTGGACGGAACTCAAACAAAATTAGAACTATGGGAGTCATTTAAAGCAACTAATGATAAATGGATTTCTGGCGGTGATTTTAAAAATAAAACAATTTTTGAAGATTTACTATTATTAGATAGGGCCAGTAGGAATATTGGAGACACGGTTATTGCCGACATTTTTCATTTGAAAAATTTTATAATGGATGCTAGTCCTAAAATGTCAGTATTAAGTTTTGCACAATCTGTTTTATTAAGAAATAACTTCATGGTAATGAATATACCATCATATGTTAATTTCTATAACGTACAAGATGCCGTTAAAAATCCAAAACCTAGACCCGAAGGTACTTTAGAATTCGCTAATACTTTGTTTGGTACTTTTTTGAATGTTGACTATAGAGACTCATCATCTAAAATGGTATGTTTTTTTATTTCAAAACCATCTGAACACTTAGCAATAAATAAAAATGTTGATTACAGGTTTAAAGATGATGCCTTTGATTTGAGAAAAACTTCTAATCCATTAGTAGAAAACCAAGTTGGTAAAACAGATTGGGATAAGTCAAATAAAGTTGTTGGTTTCAATGTTGATATTGGAGTACAGAATCAACAAATATTCCAAAGTTTTGACGTATCTCAGGATGCGGGAACTTCTACGGCTGAGTCTTTAGAAGTGATTAATCAAATGGCAAACCAATCGGGTAATAGAGGGGGGGCAACACAGAATTTATCTTTATATAACATTTACAAAAACAGAAGTTATAAATGTAAGATAATGATGCTGGGTAACGCAATGATACAACCAAGTATGTATTTTAATTTAAGGTATGTACCTATGTTCAGCGGACCATATATGATTTTGGATGTAACACATAACATAGTCCCTGGTATGTTTCACACCACAATTACCGGTATTAGACAACCAACTGCTTCTTTACCGAAAGTTGACCAATTTGTCCAAACGATAAGAACAAATCTTTTGAAAATAATAAAGGATAAGTTAAAAGTTGAATCAAGTTCAAATACACCTCAAGTTGTGCAATCAACACAAAATGTGACAAATACTAATGGAGTACCTAACCAATCTAACAGTGTTACTTCCCCAACTACAACTACAGGACCAACTTCTAATACCACCACTAATTCAGTTGACCAAACTAAAGTATTAAATGAAGAATTGACAAATAATCCGGCAAGTACAAAATCCGCTAATCAAGAATGTACTCCTCATTCTGACTATAATACATTCATAAAGTCTGAAATTGTAAAAAGAACATTGAATGTAAGTGAAATGACTAAGATTGTTAATGAGTTAACAGGTAACAGTAATAATAGATTGAAATTAGCTCACACCATATTTGCATTTATGTGGTTAAACTCAAATGGTACTAGTGCCGGATTTTCGTCCAATAATTTCAATTTTGGAGGTATAGACCTCACAAGTTCGTGGGGGGCGTCTGGAGAAGCGAATTTTATGAAGGAATATTTTTGTTCAACTGACAACGTACCATACGCATCATTTGAAAGTACCAATAAGTTTATAACCTTTTTAAAAAATAGGTGGGACTCAAGAATGGTAACAATATCCAAAGATGATTATAAAGAAATAAGTAAATTTATTATTTTGAATTCAAAACAGGAGATTAAACCGGTAAGTATTTATGATAATTACAATGTTACCGATAAATCAAACATAGAAACTGAAGTTCAAAAAGCAATATCGGCATATGACGAAGCAAATAGACAATTAAATCCTGCTGAAGTAAAACCAGAACCTTTAAAAACCGAAACTGTATACGTTGCGGGTGTAGGATTCGAATCTTTCATCGCCACTGTGGATACATCAGTAGATGGTAAAAGAGAAATATTCTTAGTCACACACGTAGTTAGAGGTACGGCTAGTTGTATTTCAGAAACTATTTCATATTCATTTGGTAATGCGGTAACATTGAATGTGGGAACTATCTCTAATAACGGACAAAGGTTTGAAGTAACACTTGAGGAGTTATTCTCTGACTCAGGGTGCGAGGATTCAACAGGTTCTGAAAGTAGAGGTAAATATGAATATAAATTGTGGATTTACACTAATCCTATTTTATCTGACGGAACACTTGATACTACCAGACGACAAATAATTTCAGGTCCCTACCCTATTACATTCGAACTTTAAATAATTTATTAGATATTTATAAATAAAAATACATGAGCACCAAAGAAATATTAGACAGTTATTTAGGTAAGAGTACCCGAATTACTGAAAGAGACAACGGTAATGGTTACAAAGAAGTTTGTGACTTAGATACCGGTGAATGTTACACTCTTAGAATGAAAGATGGTTTAATTGAAAGAGTTGACAACACTATGAATACCAATAAAAAAATTCAAGTAGAAACTCTAAACGGGGTTAAACAACTTTTAAACGGATAATAAAATGGGGATTGATTCTAAAATTTTACAAGAGTTAAATAGATATAATTCTATTAATCGTTACATAACTGAGCAAGAGGTTCCACCTCCACCACCTGGTGAAGAGGTCGGAGCAGTTCCTCCACCACCTGGTGACCCGGGAGCAATACCACCTCCAGCAGAAGGGGCTGTCCCACCACCCCCTGCGGCCCCTGAAACCGCAACTCCTCAGGCAGTAGATGTTGCTACAGACCCTGATGTTGAAAAAATTGGGGAAGAAGGTGCCGAGAAAAAAGGAGAAGAATTAGAAATTACTGATTTAGTTAAGTCACAAAAAAATATTGAAACAAAACAAGAAGAATATTTTGATAATTTATTTAAACATTTAGAAGATTTAGAAAGTAAATTATCTAATATGGACTCTATAGTTACCAAATTAAATGATTTAGAGGCTAAAGTTGAAAAATACAGGACAAAAACTCCTGAAGAAAAACTTGAATTACGTAGTTTAGACTCAGGTCCTTTTAACCAAAAATTGAGTGATTTTTTTGAGGACAAAGAAATTGATATGGAAAAAACGGGAAAGAATGACTATGTTTTAACTCAGGATGATGTTGAAGGTTATTCACCTATAGATATCAAAAAAAGTTTTAGAGATTTTGGAGATGAAGAAACAGGGGACTTCACTGAAGTAAGATAGTAAAGTGGGGTCGAAAGACCCCATTTTTGATTTGACAAACCAACGGCTGACACTTATACTTAGTAAACAATTTAAATTTATATATTATGGCGACAAACAATTCTTTAGATGCGATTCTTTCGCAGTACGAAAATTCAAAACAAGGAGGTTCATCTAACTCCTCAAAAATGTCTCAAGATGAAAGAATGAAAAAGTATTTCGCGGCTATCCTAAAGGATAACGAGAAACAGGGTCAAAAAAGACTACGTGTCCTCCCAACAAAAGACGGAAGTTCACCATTCAAAGAAGTATGGTTCCACGAAGTTCAAGTTGATGGAAAATGGCAAAAGTTTTTTGACCCAGGTAAAAATGACAACGAGCGTTCTCCTTTGTCAGAAGTTTATGAAGAACTTATGTCAACAGGAAAAGAATCCGATAAGGAGCTTGCAAAACAATATAAGCCACGTAAATTCTATATTGTTAAGGTTATTGACCGTGACAACGAACAAGACGGAGTTAAGTTTTGGCGTTTCAAGCACAACTACAAGAACGAGGGTATTTTGGACAAAATCATTCCAATTTTCCGTCAAAAAGGAGATATTACTGACCCTGAAAATGGTAGAGATATTATTCTTGAGTTGACCAAAGCTAAGACACCAAAAGGTGCAACATATACTGTCATTCAGACAATTATGCATGACGACCCATCTCCTCTACACGATGATAAGGAGACCAAAGATTCTTGGGTTTCTGATAAATTGGGTTGGGAAGATGTATATTCTAAAAAGCCAGCCGAATACCTCGAAGCTATTGCTCGTGGTGAGGTTCCACGTTGGGATTCAGATGCGGGTAAATATGCTTATGGAAACTCAATTGAAGAAACAGTTTCTATGGGTGGAAAGAAATCAGTTGTTGACCCCCAATCTGAAGACGAACCCTCTGACGACCTACCCTTCTAATATAAAAAAAATATTAATTAAACTACCCCTGAAAGATGGGGTAGTTTTTAATCCCTTTAAAAAATGACAACTCAAGAAAAAATTACACAAAAATTGTATGAGGCGTTGACAAATAAATACTCCGCCCAAATTTCAGAAGCAGAAGCAACACTAATGGTTTATTTCAATAATCCTGTTGGTATTGGAGAACATCCACAACATTTGGAAGAAATGGATAAGTTTGTTGACCAACTTGCAAGTGCGAAAGATAAACTCGAAGCTTTACAGCAGTTTAAAAAGTATAGTTAATATGGCTATCAAGAAAAAAGAATTAGGTTTAGATTCAATTAAATCTAAATTCTCTACTTCGGCAAAATATAAACCTCAAAGGTATTTTGACTTGGGTACAGAATTTTTGGATGCGGTTGGAATACCAGGGCCGGCTATTGGGCATATCAATATGTTCTTGGGTCACTCTGATACAGGTAAGACCACTGCTCTTGTAAAGGCGGCGGTTGATGCTCAGAAAAAAGGAATTCTTCCTGTATTCATTATCACAGAACAAAAGTGGTCATTCGAACACGCCCGTATTATGGGGTTTCAGTGTGAAGAAGTTGTTGATGAATCGACAGGTGAGATTGACTGGGATGGTTTTTATCTCTTTAACAATAACTTCGACTATATCGAACAAATTACCGAGTATATCAACAACTTGTTGGATGCTCAAGAAAAAGGTGAATTGGATTATAGTTTGTCATTCCTTTGGGATTCCGTTGGTTCAGTTCCTTGTAAGATGACCTTTGAAGGTAAGGGTGGAAAACAACACAACGCTTCGGTTCTTGCCGATAAGATTGGTATGGGTATTAATCAACGAATCTCAGGTAGTCGTAAAGCAGATTCAAAGTTTGAAAACACACTTGTGATTGTTAATCAACCTTGGGTTGAATTACCTGATAATCCATTTGGTCAACCAAAAATTAAGGCAAAAGGTGGTGAGGCAATTTGGTTAAACTCATCTTTGGTATTTTTATTTGGTAATCAAAAAGGTGCCGGTACTACAAAAATTACCGCCACAAAAGATAAGAGAACTGTTAAATTTGCAGTTCGTACCAAAGTATCTGTACTTAAAAACCACATTAATGGTTTGGGATATGAGGATGGTAAGATTATAGTAACACCACATGGATTTATGGCAGGTAAAGAACCGGCCGAAGAAAAGGCATCCATTGAAAGTTACAAAAAAGAACACGCTGAATATTGGAAAGATATTTTGGGTGTGGCTGATTTGGATTTTGATTTGAAAGAAGAAGTAGAACCTTAACCAAATAAAAGGTGACCAAAACATTATTAATTGACGGAAACAATTTATTAAAAATTGGATTTCACGGTGTGAAAGATTTCTTTCACGAAGGTAAACACGTTGGGGGTATTTGGCATTTTCTAAATACCACCCGACGATTTATCGAAGAAGAAAACTTTGATAAGGTGTGTGTGTTTTGGGATGGTGAGGGAAGTTCTCTCGCAAGAAAAATAATCTACCCCCAATACAAGGAGAACAGAAAACCTGGTTATGACTTTAAAGAAGAATCGTTTTACGAACAAAAACATAGAGTAAAACAATATCTTGAAGAGATGTTTGTTCGTCAGGTTGATATTAACAACAATGAGGCGGATGACCTTATTGCTTATTATTGTCAGATTGCAAACGACGAGAATATAACCATTTTCTCAAGTGATAAAGACCTAACACAACTTATATCACAAAACGTGTCTATATACTCACCTAGTAAAAGATTAACCTATAAAAAAGGTGATTTTATCAAACTACAAGAGGTTGAGATACCCCACTATAATGTTAAAACTTATAAGATAATTTCTGGTGATAAATCAGACAACATTGACGGTATCTATTATTTGGGTGAAAAAACATTAGTTAAATTATTTCCTGAGATACTTGACCGCGAGGTTTCTTTTAACGATATTTTAACAAGAGCCGAGGTATTACTAACCGAGGACAAAGAAAACAAAATTTTACAAAACTTACTTTCAGGTAAAACAAAATCAGGTATCTATGGAAATGAATTTTTTGAGATTAACAACAAAATCGTGGATTTGTCTAATCCGTTAATCACAGAGGAAGGTAAGGAAATCGTTAAATTATATTATAGTGAAACATTAGACCCCGAGGGCAGAGGACACAGAAACCTAATCCGTATGATGATGGAGGATGGGTTCTTTAAATTTCTCCCAAAACATGACGAAGCGTGGGTAAACTTTGTAAAACCGTTTATGAAATTAACAAGAAAAGAAAAAAAACAATTTAAAACCAAAAAGTAATTTTTTATGAAAGAGCAAGATTTAACAAAACTTGAGTTTTTGATGATGGTTAATGACAACATCATCGTTCAGAGGTATTTTAATGTCCGTGACTACAATCCCGAGGCAAGGTATTCATCTGAACTTTATGAGTTTATTTTAGAATTTAAAAATACTCTCACGCATCGTTTAAAAATGAAAACTGTCGACTACATGCTTGAGAATTCTTATGAGATTCAGGGCAACCCGGCAATTTTGGATACGTCTTATACCGATGGACCCGAGCACTTTAACGTCTTTATTAAACATGGGGACATGACAATTTGTCATCGTCAGATTGATGCTAAAATTTTCCCTCCTAAAATAAGATACACCGTAGACATCCGTCCTCATATAAAAAGTTTGCTTTCATCACTTACTGACATTTTTTCGGCGAAAAATTTAACTTTTGAATTCGCGGGAATTAGTACTAAGCGATAATATTTATCTAACACAACAATTTATTTTTTATGGCGTCAAACAAAAATTTCGATTATTTAGGGTCTTCTTTTCAAATACAGTTACTGAATCAAATTATCATTGATAAAGAATTTGGGAGGTCCATAATTGACGTTATAGAACAACAATATTTTGAAAATAAGTACTTCAAAATCATCTTGCAAATGATTAAGGAGTATTATTTAAAATATGAACACGTACCGACTTTTGATACCTTAGAACAAATCACCAAATCGGAACTACAACAAGAATTGGCCTCTAAAATTGTGATGGATACCATTGCAAAAATTAAAGAGTCACCAATCGAAGGTAGTGGATTCATCCAAGAAAAGGCTCTTAAATTCTGTAAACAACAAGAACTTCAAAAGGCCATTACAAAGGCTCAAAAAGTTATTGACGGAGGTGAGTTTGAAAGTTATGACAAACTAGAAGAACTAGTTAGAGAAGCTCTACAAGTTGGAGAACGAGAGGATGGAATGGCCGATGTATTCTCTAATTTGGACGATGTACTTAATGAAGACTATCGACACCCAATCCCAATGGGAATACCTGGAATTGACAGATTGTTAAAAGGAGGTTTGGCGAAAGGAGAATTAGGCGTTATCTTAGCTCCCACGGGAGTAGGTAAATCTACATTCTTAACCAAAATTGCAAATCACTCATTTAATTTGGGATACAACGTACTTCAAATATTCTTCGAGGATAACCCAAAAATTATCCAACGTAAACACATCACACTTTGGACAAAAGTCCACCCTGATGAGTTATCAAATAAGAAAGATGAAGTGATGGATAAGGTTAGAGAGGTACAAAGTAAGATGGAGAACCGTTTAATTTTAAAGAAACTACCATCGGATACTTTAACAATGCTTCAAATCAAAAATCAACTTCGCAAGATGATTGCAGATGGAATCAAGTTAGATATGATTGTATTAGACTATATTGACTGTATTGTTCCTGACAAGAATTTGGGTGATGAATGGAAGAGTGAGGGTTCGGTTATGAGAGGGTTTGAAGCCATGTGTCACGAGTTGAATTTAGTTGGGTGGACGGCAACACAAGGTAACAGAAGTTCAATTTCATCAGAGGTAGTAACTACAGACCAAATGGGAGGTTCAATTAAAAAGGCACAAGTTGGTCACGTTATTATCTCAGTTGCTAAGACATTACAACAAAAAGAGATGAAACTGGCAACAATTGCTATAACCAAATCTAGAATTGGTGATGACGGAATCGTGTTTGAAAATTGTAAGTTCGATAATGGTATGTTAGAAATCGATACCGAAAGTTCTGTAACGTTCTTAGGATTAGAGGAACAGAAAGAAGAACAACAAAGACAAAGAGTAAAAGATTTACTCGAAAGAAGAAAACAAAGAGAACAACAAAATAATTAATTAATATGGAGAAGATTTTAGTAGAGAACCCAAATAGGTTTGTTATATTCCCTATCGAACATAACGATATTTGGGAGTTTTATAAAATGCATCAGGCGGCGTTTTGGACCGCTGAGGAAGTTGACCTCTCAGGAGATATCCGTGATTGGGAAAACCTTTCAGAAAATGAACAATACTTTGTTAAGAATGTTCTATCATTCTTCGCAGCATCTGATGGTATTGTTAATGAAAATTTGGCGGAGAATTTCTATCGGGAAGTTCAATATCCTGAGGCAAAGTTCTTCTACGGAATGCAACTTGCTATGGAAAATATTCATAGTCTTATGTACTCACTTTTGATTGATACCTATGTGTCAAATCCAAAAGAAAAAGATGAGTGTTTCCACGCAATTGATAGACTTCCCGCGGTTCAGAAGAAGGCTAAATGGGCTTTGGAATGGATTACTAACGCATCATTCCAAGAACGTCTTGTGGCTTTTGCGGCAGTGGAAGGAATATTCTTTTCAGGTTCATTCTGCTCAATATTTTGGTTGAAATCTAGAGGATTGATGCAAGGTTTGTGTAATGCAAATTCATTAATTTTTAAAGATGAGAATCTCCACTGTGATTTTGCAATTCATCTTTTGAACAACCACTGTGAGAACAAACCAAGTGAAAAAAGAATTAAAGAGATTCTATTGTCGGCTTTGGAGATTGAGAAAGAATTTATCACAGAATCACTACCTGTTTCACTTATTGGTATGAACTCCAATTTGATGAAACAATATTTGGAATTCGTGGTTGATGGTCTACTTGTTAAATTTGGATTTAAAAAACAATTTAATGTCGAACAACCATTTAAATTCATGGAACAAATTGCCGTTGAGACCAAAGGTAACTTCTTTGAATCAAGAACGGTTGAATACCAAAAAGCAAAGTTGAACGAAACATTGTCCTTTACGGATGACTTTTAATTGATTATCTTTATAAACTATGATGTCCTTAAAAATTAAAAAAAGAGGCGGGGATGACGCGTCGTTTAACCCTCAAAAAATATATAACCGAATTAAACGGTCCGCAAAAGGTTTGAATGTAAATTCAGACGAAATCTTTATTAAAGTAATCACTTCGGTACCAACTGAAGGTGAGATTACGACCAAAGATTTGGATAAATTAATCTATGAGATAGCTGCGGCTTATACTGGTAGTCACCACGATTATTCACGTCTTGCGTCATCTGTTGCAATTTCTTCGTATCATAAAGAAACAAACCCAAGTTTCTCAAATACTATGATGGAACTTTACAAAGAAAGAATTGTTAATGAGGAGTTTATCAATATGATTAGCAGTTACGGTCCGTCAAATATTGATGAGGTTATCAATCACGACAATGATTATAACTTTGATTACTTTGCTTGGAGGTCACTACAAGAGATGTATCTTTTGAAACTTCCAAGTGGTAAGACAATCGAGCGTCCCCAACATATGTACATGCGTGTTGCAATTTGGGTAACAAAATCATTTGAACAAGCGGTTGAATACTATAAGTCACTTTCAAGTCAACTTATTTCACCGGCAACTCCAATTATGATTAATGCAGGTACAAAGGTCCCACAACTTGCTTCTTGTGTATTACATTACAATGATGCAGATTCTCGAGAAGGTCTTTTGAATACAATGAGAGATATTTCCACATATTCATCAGACGCTGCGGGTATTGGTCTTTCTATGTCAAATATTCGTAGTAAGGAAAGTCGTATTACATCATCAGGTGGATTTGCCGGTGGTCTTTTGAAATATCTGAAAATTGTTAATGAATCACTTCGATTCTTTAACCAACAAGGACGCAGACCAGGTTCTGCGGCAATTTACTTAGAGCCGTGGCACAAAGATATTTTTGACCTTTTGGATATTAAAAAAAATACAGGTGCGGAGGAGTTGAGAGCTCGTGATTTGTTCACCGCACTTTGGATTCCCGATAACTTTATGAATGCGGTTAAGAATAACGAGGATTGGTATTTGTTTTGTCCTAACGATATTAAAAAATCAGGAATCAAACCATTACAAGAATGTTTCGGTGATGAATATGAGGAAAATTATAACAAAGCCATTAACTTAGGTATTGGTAAAAAAGTTAAAGCTCAGGAAGTTTGGTCAAAAATAATTGAATCCCAAATCGAGACAGGAGTTCCTTATTTGTGTTCTAAGGATAGTGCAAATAGAAAAACTAATCATTCAAATATTGGGGTGATTAAACAATCAAATCTGTGTAACGAAATTTATCAATACACAGATGAAAATACTACGGCAATTTGTACTCTGTCATCTATGGTTTTGAAAAACTTTGTGAAAGATGGGGAATTTAACCACAAACTTTTATATGAGGAGACTCGTAAAGTTGTTAGAGCCCTTAACAAAGTTGTAGACATTAACAACTACTCAACTGAAAAAGGAAACAAGGGTGGACGTGAACAAAGAGCAATTGCTATTGGAACTCAGGGACTTGCTGATGTATTTTATTTGATGGATTATATCTTTACATCTGATGAAGCCAAGAAACTTAACAAAGATATTTTTGAAACAATTTACTTTGCGGCAATTACTGAAAGTTGTCGTTTATGTAAGTCAGAAGAATATAAACCATATGATTTCTTTAACGGCTCACCAATGTCAGAAGGGGTATTCCAATTTGATATGTGGGGTCTGAATGAAGGTGAATTATCAGGAAGATGGGATTGGAATTCATTGAAAGAAGAAGTTAAAAATTATGGTGTTTGTAATTCTTTATTCACTGCTCAAATGCCTGTGGCGTCATCGGCTAAGATTACAGGTTCATATGAAATGACTGAACCGGCTCACTCGGCTATTTTTAACAGAAGAGTTGTTGGTGGTGAGATTATGATTGTCAACAAGTATTTGATTAATGATTTTGAAAAACTCGGCATTTGGTGTGAGGACCTAAAGAATGAGATAATTCTAAACGAAGGTTCAATACAAGGTATTAATTTCAATAATTACCTAGACCCTGAGGATAAACAATACAATAAAAAAGTTAAAAGAATCGAACACCTGATTCCAAAGTACAAAACAATTTGGGAGATATCTCAAAAGGCGTTGATTGAAATGGCTGCTGATAGAGGTCCTTTCATTGACCAATCACAATCAATGAACATTTATATGGGTAACCCATCTTTGTCTAAGATTTCATCCTCACATTTCTATAGTTGGGAAAAAGGTTTGAAAACACTTTGTTATTATGTTAGAACAAAGGCAATTTCAACGGGGGCAAAACACTTGGCGGTCGATATATCAAAAATGTCAAAACCAAATGTTACACCTGAACCACCAAAAGTTGATTATAGTAATATGAATTTACCACCAAAACCGGTAAATTCTGAGTTTGAATGTTTTGGATGTTCATCATAAAATAAATCCCGAGAAATCGGGATTTTTTATTTAAGATATTTATTAATATGGCGATATATAATGAAAATATTGAATTGTTTAAATGTTTGGTGAGAGTTTCTCACTTTACTAAAAATCCTGAAGATGACAATAAATTCCATAAAGCTTATGCCTTTGCGGTACAGTCTGTTGCGGGAAAAATCCTAACATTTCACATAATGACCGACTATGGTATGATGAGGTCACGAGTTCCAATATCAGAAATATTCATGAAAGAACCTGAAAAAGATATACCATTTCATTTCAAACAACTTTGGGATTGTTTTTCTGAAAATGTTACAATAACAACTTATGATTATCTATATGAAAAAAGATGTCAGGTTGTTTTAAGAGATGGGTCAAAAATTTGGGCGACATACTTAATGACTGTTGATTGGTATAGAAATCCATACTCTGATGAACCATCGGATTATAAGTGCGGTCACATTTTAATCGCTGATGATGGATATCTTTTATGCCAACCAAACAATAGAATTTATTGGAAGGATTCCAATTGGATTACAAATAAATTTCCAATAGAACCAAAAGAAATAAAAGTCGACACTGATTTACCTTCGGTTGAAACATTATCAGATAGATGGGTTGCCGATAATGGTGATTGTTACTATTATAATATAAATGAGATTGAATAGTATTTATAATAAAACGTAGATATAATGACATACGGTATAAATTTTCCATTTAGAGATTCATTCAACGGAACTTATTTTGATTTATCAACAACTAATGATGAAGAAATAAGAACTGATTTGGTTCACTTATTACTAACCAGAAAAGGAACTAGATATTTTTTACCTGATTTTGGAACTAGATTGTATGAATATCTTTTTGAACCATTAGATGGACCAACATTTTCAGACATTGAGGCTGAAATAAGAGATACCGTTTCTGAATATATACCTGGTATCACAATAACTAAAATTGACATCAAACCTGCATCTAGTGATGATGAGGATAAGGGGTCATATGTTAATGATAATGACGAAAGAGTGTTTAGAGTACCTGGAATTGGGACATTAGAACATACCGCTAAGATAAAAATTGACTATAAAATAAATAACGATGTTTTTAATGCTAGTGATTTCGTTATTATTAATATTTAAAGGTTATGGCAAATAAAAAAATATCGTATACTACAAGAGATTTTCAGTCGATTAGGACTGAGTTAATAAATTTTACACAAACATATTATCCTGATTTAGTAAGTAATTTTAATGACGCTTCAGTTTTTTCTGCGTTATTGGATTTGAATGCCGCTGTTACAGATAACTTACAGTTTAATATCGATAGAAGTATACAAGAAACAGTACTTCAGTATGCACAACAAAGGTCTTCAATCTACAATATTGCTAGAACCTATGGATTAAAAATTCCGGGACAAAGACCTTCTGTTGCGTTAGTTGATTTCTCAATTACAGTACCCGCCTTTGGAGATAAAGAGGATTTAAGATATTGTGGTATTCTAAGAAGAGGTGCTCAAGTTAATGGAGGGGGACAAGTTTTTGAAACTGTATACGATATTGACTTTTCATCACCAATTAGTGGAGACGGGTTTCCTAATAGATTAAAGATTCCTGTATTTGATTCAAATAACAAGTTAATTAATTATACAATAGTAAAAAGAGAAACGGTTGTTAATGGAGTTACTAAAGTATTTAAAAAAGTGGTAACACCAAATGACGTTAAACCATTTTTTGAATTGTTTTTACCTGAAAAAAATGTATTAGGAGTTACTAGTGTTATACTTAAAGACGGAACTCAATACGCTAACATACCTTCGGCTCAAGAATTTTTAAATAACGACATCAGATGGTATGAGGTTAAGGCTTTAATTGAAGATAGAGTTTTTGTAGAAGACCCAACTAAAACTTCGGACAGACCGGGTATCAAGGTTGGAAAATATGTGGTAACTAATAATAAATTTATAACTGAATATACACCTGAAGGGTTTTTAAAAATGACTTTCGGAGGAGGTAGTCAATCCGCCGACGAACAATTAAGAGAATTTGCTCGAAATGGATACAAATTAGACCTGTACAAATACTCAAATAATTTTGCGTTAGGTAGTACCTTAAAGGCTAATACGACTATGTTTGTTCAGTATAGAATTGGAGGTGGGTCTACTAGTAATTTAGGGGTGAATGTTATAACACAAATAGGTACGGTTTCATTCTTTGTTAATGGTCCTTCAGAATCTGTAAATAATAATGTTGTGAATTCATTAAGATGTATTAATGTTACTGCGGCAATAGGAGGGGCGCCCGCGCCAACAACTGAAGAGGTTAGAAACTATGTATCATTTAACTTTGCATCTCAAAATAGGGCGGTTACTGTTAATGATTATGAATCGATAATTAGAACTATGCCTTCACAATATGGAGCGCCGGCTAAAGTATCGATAACCGAAGAAAATAATAAGATAAAAATTAAAATGTTATCTTATGATGATTCGGGTAAATTAACTGAAATAATATCAAACACTTTAAAAAGTAATGTTGCAAATTATTTGTCAAACTATAGAATGATTAATGATTATATCTCAGTTGAGACCGCAAATGTGGTTGATTTATCGTTAACTATTGATGTTGTATTAGACTCAACACAAAACCAAGGGGTTGTGATTTCTTCCATAATAAATTTAGTCTCAGATTATTTTGACCCGGCAAATATGCAAATGGGACAGAATGTCAATATATCGGAAATACGTAGACTAATACAAAGCGAAAATGGGGTTCTATCAATATCTGACATTTTGGTGTTTAATAAAATTGGAGGACAATATTCATCATCACAAACCTCCCAAAGGTACTTAGATTCAGAGACAAAACAAATCGAATTGGTGGATGATACAATATTTGCCGAACCAAATCAAATTTATCAAATTAGATTCCCCGGTAAAGATATTAATATCAGAGTTAAGAACCTGTCAACGGTTAATTTTTCTTGATAATTTATTTATCTAAATAATGGTCTATCTTTTTTTGAAAATAGCAAATAAACTATTTATAAAAAAGGTTTTTCATGTCGAAATCATACAGAATAAGGACTCAAGTTGGAGTTGATAAAGCGGTAAATGTTTTATTAGAACAAGATTTTGAGGCTTTAGAAATTTTATCACTAAAGATACTTCAGAATCAAATATACACAAGACAATGTTCTGATTATGGAGTTGTTGTTGGTCGTGTAAGTGCAAATAACGGATTTGGGTTACCAAACGTAAAAGTTTCAATTTTTGTTCCTCTATCCGATGAAGACGAACTTAATCCAATAATTTCTGAGTTATATCCTTATAAAACACTCAATGATTTAAATGAGGATGGGTATAGGTATAACTTGTTACCATATGAAGTTTCTCATGGTGGACACACACCAACAGGTACTTTTCCATCTCGTGAGGATGTTTTGATAAACCAAGGTTTAATTGAAGTTTTTGACAAATATTATAAATATACTGCAAAAACAAATGATAGTGGTGATTTTATGTTTTTCGGGGTTCCAATTGGTGCTCAAACACTTCATATGGATGTTGATTTGTCTGACATTGGTGAATTTTCATTGTCACCACAGGACCTTATCAGACTAAATTTGGCAACAGAAAATCAAGTAGACGGAACAAAATTTAGGTCATCAACTAATTTAGGTGAATTACCACAAATTAAACAGGCAAACAGAACTGTGGAAGTTGTTCCACTTTGGGGTCAACCCGAAATTTGTTATTTAGGTATTACAAGGGTTGATTTTGATTTATCACAAGAATTTGGTATTAAAATAGAACCTGCTGCTATTTTTATGGGGTCTATATTTTCTAATGTGGATGACAAAATTATTAAAAGAAATTGTAAGGCTGACCGAAAGTTGGGTAATATGTGTAGTACGATTACCGGTCCTGGTCAAATATTGTCAATAAGACAAACTATAGCCCTTGACAATTTAAGTAGACCTGTTTTGGAAACTTTTCCATTAGAAAACGGAGGAAATTGTATTGATGATAACGGAACATGGTTGATTGATTTACCAATGAATTTGGATTACGTCTACACAAGTGAATCGGGAGAAAGACTAATATCTACCGACCCATCAATTGGTATACCAACAAAGTCTAGATATAGATTTAAAGTAAAATGGCAACAACCACCTACACTAACAGGTAAAATATTGAGGGGGACTTATTTGGTGCCTAATATTAAAGAATGGGGATGGGAAGAAACGGACAAAGACCCAACTGTAGACCCCCCATCTTCAATTGGAGAAGTTGTTTTTGGAACTTGTAAAAAACCTGAAGAAATTTTTATAACTTCAGAGCCGTACACGATTGTTAAAGCTTCTTATGCATTTAGTTTGGATTGGGAAGATTATGGTGCAGGGCCTGATAGGGATATAATGATAAATGAGGCGATAAGATGTGAAGATAGATTTTTTGAATTTTTACATAGTAAAGTTTATACAGTTTCATCTCTGATAACTGAATTTAGAGCTGCTCCGGATAATGATTTTAGATATTTGGCAATAAAAGATATTTTGAATAGTGAATGTGAATCCACAACAAATACATTTCCGGCCAATGACGGGCAAAAAAATAATGATATAATTTATCTGTTATTTACATTGTTATTGAACATATTAATTCCTGTAATGTTCATAGTAATAATTATTGCCCATATTGTGGCCCTTTTAACCTGTATTGTTTCATGGATACTAGGTGCTTTAAAAATAGTTATATGTGGTATTGCGGATTTTTTAAATTTGTTGGGTAACATACCCTTGTTAGGTCTACCATTTCAATTAGCTGCAAAACCATTTGAGTTTCTATGTGAACCATTAGAGAATGCTTATGAAAAAATGAGTGAATTTTGCGGAAGTTTTGGAATAAACCTTCCGGTTATGGTTTATCCTGATTGTGAATTTTGTCCTTGTGAAGACCCAAATGCTGAAATTAAACCAACTAACTTGGACTCTTTGGGAATTCCTGGCATGGACGAGGCTTTACAAGCGGCGGGAGGTACTTCAGTCGTACATGATTTCTTTTCAACTACAAAATGGGAATGTAATCTAGTTCCACAAAATTGGGTTTGGATTGGGTTATCTGGACAAAATAATGTGGCAACACCAATTGCTGGTGATGATATTAGTAACTATATTGGAGCATTACAAACTGGAGGACCTTCATTGGGTGGGTTGACATTTCATAGCCCAATACAACAAAATATAATAGTTGATGACAGTGACCCTAATGGTAATGACAATGTTGATGCTTGGAAAATGTTTACAACGAGTATTCCTTTTTTTGAAAGGATAAATCTACTTAATACTAAAGCAAAGTATTTTTCACCAACCTCAAACCCTGGAGGGGGAAGGAATAGAATCAGAGTAAAATTCGCGTCCGATAACGCCGCCAATACTGAATTTCACGAAGATAATGTTTTAATATTATTTGTAAAACCAAGTCAGTTAGATAATTTTGAATCTGGAAAAATATACACACCTGTGGAAAAAAAATGGTCACAAGATATAAACCTTAATTTACTAACCTTAACTGCTCAAACACAATTCGGTAATTTAGCTGTAACAGGGACAACCTTGGGAACACCTGTTTTAAATTCTGAAGGTGAAATTACTCATTTTCAAAGAGACATATCTGTATTCTATGCAAACCCAAATGGTTCAGGTAATCAAGGACCGATAAACTACACAATATCGGCATCAACTGGAGACTTAGAATCGGGAGAAAATTTTTACAAGTTTCCAAGTGACATAGAATATTTCCAAGTTATTACAGGATTAACCGTATTTGATTACCTCGCATTATGTAACCCCGGTAGCACTGATGAAACTATAAGAGGTAGAATACTAAGTAGTTATATGGACATAATCCAAGATTTATTTGGAGACTCAAATTTAGTTGGAGACATAACTAATGTCACAAATTTATTTTATAATCCGGATTCAACCAGTGGTTTTGGAGGGTTCGGGTCCACTAGCCCGCCTACGGCGTGGAATTGTCAAAAAGATGCTCAAGAAATTGGTATAGTTTTTTTGGTAAGAGGTGTCGACCCATATAGTAGTAGGCAAACATGTTCTTACGACTTGAGTTTATTATTCGGATTCACAAGTTGGTTAACCGCTGGTTTAACTGTGGAAGGTCAATTTAAATTAAATATACCTATACAAAATAATCTTCGTAATGTTAGACATGGTTTAACAATAACTAACAATGGTTCTACTGATAGTTATTCTAGTCAATATCTTTTTTATCCATCTTATACTTTTTTACCCGACAGTTCCATGTATCAATCATATACTACTACTGCGACTTCATATTATCTAAAGGGGGATATTTCTGATACCGCTGGAGTTGATGGTAGTGCAATTACTGGAAATAGAGTTAGAAATAGTAATTGGTTTACCCGTTCATTTTGGTCAAGATGGGGTGGGATTTATGCCTATGACCCAGATGTTGATGGAAGTTTTCCTTTAGGATGTAAATCCGTACTAGCTGATGATGATATTGGTGGATTTAATAATTTTGACAGCTTTAACCAACCTTCAAATACAAGAAATAGAGGTTATTTTCAAAATGAAATAGTTGAGGGTGCTGGAGTAATGTATTTAGACGCTAGCGAATACCAACCAATCCATTTTAACGCACCTATAGCTGGTAAAACAACACAATGTCAAGCCGGTAATGTTAGTGCTGGTTATTATTCATATTCATATAAGAGTTATTATTCAGAATCTCAATATACTATAACGATGTCTAATTCACAAAGAATTGTTATGAGAGGAGATAGATTACCTACAAGTAGTGCGGAACAGTTGAATGGGACTTTATCTTATGCGTTACAATCTAACCAAAATTTTACATTATTCGAAGTTAGTGATGAGGGATATGTACAGTCTTCAGGTATCGGAAGTGGAGAAAACCCATCAGAGGTTGACGTTAGTGGAAATCCAACACTATCAGGGGCCGGTAATACTTTTACTTGTGAAGGGTTGGTTCCATTATCTTGTTATGAATATGACGTTAACGGATTTGTAACCGTGGCAGCGGCAAACGACACATGTTACACAAATGCGACTGGAGAAAATTATATACAGAATGGATGTTACCGATTAGTACAAATACCAATTGTAAGTCTCGTGAAAGACTTTCAATTATTGGCTGAGTGGTCGGCAAGAACTAAATTGGGATTTGCGGCATGTAGAAACATATATGGGTTAATTTTTACAAATTATTGGGTAAATGGAACATTATTCATGTTTCCTATTAAAAATAAAGTTAGATACACTGGACCAAATGACATTCCAGATAATGCTCCTTATTTATGTATTTGTCCTGATGTCATGTTTGTTGATAACACAACAAATAATGCGTACTACAGGTCAGCACCTTATAAATATGGAACAGGTTTTATTGGAAGAGATGCGCCGGTTAATTGGGGAGGCCCTCGAATTGAAAAACCAAATTATCGAAATCTGATGTTCCCAACAACAGTCATGGATTTAGGACCTAGAACAAAATACACAACAGAATTAGTTTTAAGTGATGAATATTTGGGGTATGTTATGGATAGAATGTCAACAACATCATATCAAGACACTGCAGACCTTTTAAATCAGTTCATTATGTCACGTTTAATATCTCAAACTTTAATTGGAATGATAGTAAGTCAGCTTGTTCCTGGTTTAAGTGTTATAAATGACCCTGTCAGGAGAATGTTTTCTAGAGGTTTCAATAAAGTTGATAGTGACTACGCACAAATGGTTGCCATAAATTCTCAGTTAGGAGTTTTTCCGTATGATGTCGATGAATATACTGTGCCTGACACAAGTGCGGTACCTTCGGCTCCAAATGGTTATTTATATATAAATCCGAGTAATTCTAAATTTAGTGTTTTCGGAGTTTTCTATCAGCAAAATTATGAGTTGAGAGATTGGTTATCACCTCATAGATTACTTACAACACCAACTGGATATACATCTAATCCATGTACATATGAAGATTATCCCATATTCACGCAAAGAGTACCATTTTACCAATGGTATATACAACCCAACAGAGATGGGGCCAGTGCTGATAGTATTTTTGGAGACCAACAAAATGATTGGTGGACACCACAACAGGCGGGAGGTCCCGACATATTTTTTACATCAAACTACCAAGGTATGGATAGATTGAATAGTGAGTTCATGCAACCCCAAAATAATACCGTGTATGGTTACCACGGAGGATATCTATTTAATGTAAATACTGCGGGAGAAGTGAGTGCCCAACCCCCAAATCCGGGTTCAATGCCTGAGTGGGACGTTGAATTCAATAATGGAGTATTTACTAAAGGTGATAAGGTGTTTAATGCTAGAATTATGACACCGTCAGGACCTTACTACTTTTATTTCGGATTAAATAGAGGTAAAAGTGCATTTGATAGATTTTTAACTAAATGGATACAAAGTGATACTTTCGAATTCTGATGGGAAATAATAGTGAAATAAGAGTTTTATTAGGTTCACTTAGATATAAGTCGGCCTCTAATGTTGATTTCGGGTTTAAAGTACCATTTGTACAAACCACGAAACAAATTGTTGAGTACGATAAAAATATTGATTTAAATCTACAACAATTATTTGATGACGAGAGACAAAAATCCACTAAGTTTAGACCAAGTTCTAAGTTTTTATTTGTTTTTAAAAACTCATATACTGGAAGTTCGACTTATGAACCTTTCAGAAATAATCTATACTATGTTGACGCTGAAAATGATGCTGCAGATGCTTGTGGAGGAGGTTCACCGGATTGGAATGGGTTTCCTCAGTATACCGAATTTGATTTTATAAGGACGGATTATAATGCAACAGGTTACACACAACCAGATTCATCTACCCCTCCAAACTATCACTTAAGATTTCAGACACTTAGTGCTAGTTCATATAATTGGACTTTTTATATGAGTTATGCTTTTGAAAATGACTACAACAAACCATTAAGTGCTGTTATTTTGGATAAAGGTGTAAAATATACACTTAATTGGAATAGTGGTGACGGTATACCATTTGTTGTAAGATTAACAGATGAAGGGGGTAAAGGATTGGTTTCATTTGTTTGTCCCGTAAAACATGGTATTACTGCCGGTGAATTTGTCACTTTAAGTTTTAATTACACAACTACTACAGGACCAACAAATACTCTTCAAGTTTATTCAATTGGTGATAGTTTATATGGTACCGATGAATATATTTTTAATTTGTTGAATCCAGGTTTCTTAGGGGTGACCTTTAATGAAGGAACTACGGGTACTGTTAAGAGAGTTGTAATAGATTCTAATTTGTCCGAAACAACTTCAAAATATTATATAAGACGAAATAAGATTTTAACGAATTCGGATGTTTCAGTTATGACAAAGGCCGCCTTCGAACAGAATATATTTAAAGATAATCGTAAAATTGAAAGAGCCCCTTTAACACCAAATCAAATCAGGAGATTCTCAATTAAGGAAGGGTCTCAATCATATACCCTTAGTTTTAATGAAGACATAGATTTGGTAAATTTATTGGACAATCAAAAAAGACCTGTTTCAGAACTTTTTTACACAGTTATTTGGAGAGGATATTTTGGATGGATGAATGAGGTAAAACTAGGGTACGATTTTAATTTACCTCTCGACCCAATAACACAAAGACCAACGACATGGTGGTCTTCACCTAATTCTAATTCTAATTTACCTACTGATTCATACGTTAATTTGGCCCCTTACGGAATTAGTCCTGCGGGTATTTCATATGTTTTTACTTACACGAATAATTTAATTTCGGGGGATACAATTGATGGTGATTTTTGTGAATGGAATGATTATGAACAAAATGAACGAGTAATATCAAACATATATCACAAACTCACATTCAATCAATTTAATTTTTCAGTTTCCATTTTTGTAGATGATGAAAATTATTTTAATCCGGGTTATTATTATCAACCATTACATCCGATTAGAATTAGGGCTTTTTCGGATTATATTGAAGAAAGTGAGACTACAAATGTTGAAGGAATACCAAATTGGGCATTTTTTTCACAAAATAGAAATTTATTTATTTGGAGAGACATATATACATATGGATACATTGATTCCGATGGGATTGGTGTGGACCAACCGTTTTTGAATGGAAAACATCACCCATTTAAAAACATAATTTTTAGGTTAATACCTGAGGGTACAAATTATAGAGATACCACAAGTGTTGCCGACCCATTAACTGACCCTTGTGAATAACAGTTATAGATTCATATTACCTGAAAATGACCAATCGATTGATATACCAGTCGAAATAAAATGGGATTTTCAGGGGCACACAGACAGTATTGAATTGTATGAGGACGAAGTGTTGGAAGAAATCATTGGACTACCTAAAGATTTTGAAATTTGCAGATTTGCCCATGATTTTTATGGTACCGATAGAATGAGTCAATTGGAGTATCAATTTTATTTTTTTAACGGAACTTCAGTTGATATACCAACTTCATTTAACACAGATTGGGTTATGAGTTACCAACAAGCCGGATTTTCAATAACCGAATTATATTATAGAACAAGACCCGTAACAAAATCTTTTTTTAAAATTGATTTTTATGACACAACAGATGACCTTACACAAAAAAATTATTTTACTATAATATTACCAACTGATTCAGTTAGAAGAGAGTCGGTTGTTTTAAATCCGACATTTGGGACAAATGCTGAAATAATAGTACCCAATTTTTTATTGGATTATGTCTTCGATAAGGAAGGTTTTTTTATTTATTGGTTGAGAGATTTTGAAATTCTAAGATTGTCAGAATTTTACATGTCTGTTAAATTTTTTGATGCAAAAAACGGAGCTTTTGTTAGAATGATGACAGAACCCCAATCACAACTTACAGGCTCGAGATATTTATTCGACCAAGAACTTTATTTCTATAGAAAAGTAAATTTGGACTACAACACTTTTACCTATAAAGTTTATGACATGATAACCGGATTAAGGGTCGGAGATGGAACACCACTTCAATGGTATGAATATGTAAACCCCCCAGAATCATAATGGAAGATAGAACCTACCATATTAGAATTTCACCTGAGGTCATTAAAAATGATATTTTTGGTATTCCGTATATTGAAGATGAATATTCTCAAATAATACCATTTGACCCTTGTTGCTCTACCGGAACGACTGTTTTTGGTACTTTAACAGGTATTACCTACGTATATTCATCTATGACAGAAATTTTGTCAGGAGGAACTAATGGTGATTCTTTATTAACTGACTTATCGGTACCAATTTTTTTGAGTGAAAATTATATTGATATTGGATACTATTCTGTTTTTGACGGAGCCGTTACACAAAAAGATACAATGTTAAATTTTTTATTTACAGGTGATACATCTACCCCTAACACTGTATATTTTTTTAATACCTCAGATAAAGAATTTAAAAAATATTTAGAATTTTCTAATTATTACATAGATTGGGGTGACGGAAGTCCGGTATTAACTGTTACCACAGTTTCACCTAATTTTTATACTCATACTTATTCTTCGAATGATACTTATACCATATCGATGTCAGGATTAAGTCCATGGGGGTATAATGTTATAAAAAAAGATATTACAATACCTATTACTGATATTATTATTAGTGACCCATATGGTACTGCTTATTTTACTCCCGCTGGAGGTAGTTGGTCGGCGACACCAATTCAGTATAATTATATATTTTCAGGAGATTCGATTTGTGAAACAACTGTGCCTTGCTGTGAGTTCACATCAATTCCTTTTGTTGTTACAGGATATACTCAATCGACTTTGAATGATTTAACACAATACGGACCAAAAGGGGACCCTAGTAGACTTGGGGGTAAGTTTAAACCTAATGTTTTTGTCACAGGTTCGTCTGGTGCTCAAGGGATAGTTTATTCTCCGTCCCCTAATTCTTTATTCACGGCATACACGGTAAATGATATTGATTATTATGATTATGCCGACGGCACTACAATATTCGTAGTTCAATCATCGGGGTGTTCTGATTTGTTTTGTTCTGCTATAACTAAGAATGAAGTTTTACTAAATGTTGTATTTGAACCTGAGGTACAGAGTAACATTTTTATTGAAAGAGGTAAAAATTCTGCGTTAGAAAGAATCCAAAGATTGGGGGAGATTGACAATATGGGTGACTTAGTTAATTATGGGTATGGATTCTTTAATATCGTAGAAATATAAAACACAAAAAAAGGTATTTATAATAAAGTTTAATAATTTTCTAATAAAATGGCTACAGGTACTTATGGAACTATACGACCCGCGGATGTCTCACCAGAAGACGTTGAAATAATTTTGAATTATACACCGTCAAGAGATGAAACGAGTAACTTTCTTTTAACTAAATTAGATGCGCCTTCCATACTCAGACCATACTTTAATAACGCTGACACTGGAGGAAATCCTGATGTTGAAATTTTGGGTGGATTGTATAATCTAAAACTACCTGCAGATGTGTTTAATCGTATTGGAATATATACACTAATGATTAGACCTGCTCAAATAAGAACGACAATTTTAGATTGTGGTGTTTTATCGGCTTTACCAAACGTAAGAGGAATTGTTATTGATTTGAATTCAGTTCCATCACAGTATAGAAACAAATTTATAAATCAGGGTCTTGTTGGTTTTAGAGTTGAGTATTTAAACTCAGATGGAACTAAAATACCCAATTTTTTTAGAATTATAACCTCTTCATTTTTTTGTGACCCAGTTGTTCAAAACCTAACTAATACCTCAGCAAAGGCGATAAGATATAGATATACCGATAATAATACCAATATAATTTTTTGTACATTATCACCTTCGTCAGCGCCATCAAACAAACCAAACGCAATACCCTATATCGGACAACCAAATCAAGATATAATCATAACAAATACATTTTTCAACCCAATAACCCTCGATATTGAGATTGCGGAACATGACTTTTCAACTATTGCAATTGCTCTATTTGGTAATCAGAGTAAGTCAATTGATGATGGAATTTATACAATGTACGATACACAAAATAACATTTATAGACAATACAATTTATACGAAATTAGAGACCAATTTAATAATTTATTATTTGAAGTTAGACAAGATAGAGGTAACAATATCGACTTCAGTAAGAACTTTACAAATATAATTTCTTAATGGCGATAAAAAAATTTATCTGTCCGCCGACACCGGCATCTGGCAGTGGGACATTCTCGGATAATTTGGTTGGATTTCAATTAGTCCAAGGAGGAGGTCTTACGCAAGGTAACTTTCAATTCACAAACGCAGTTACAGAAAAGGTAGATAGAACATTTTATACGGGTGTTTTTTCAGACCCAATCAATTTGGAAAATTTGGGTATTGTAACTGTAGAACAGTCCAAATTAATTTTTGAGAATAATTTTAAAGTATATCCGAATTTTGATTTAACTCAGATAAATAATTTCGTCCAATATGGGTCAATGCCCAAAAGGATTTCAACATCTGTCACAAAAATAATTAGTTATTTTCCTGCGGCCATTGAATCCCACAAAATGGGTTTAAACTATAAAACAGGTGCGACCGCAACAAATATTGTATATGATATAGTTCAGGGAATAACATCATTTGATTTAGACATTGCAAAATTAAGAAATCCATTTGATGTTGATTTTACAGTAAATTCTACAAGAAACCTTTCATTAAAAGACATTGAGGTTTCTGTTCTTAGAAATTTGACAGTAGAATTTTCTAAGTATTCATTATATTACGATAATGAAGGGTATGAGTTATCAAGTATTATACCCACCAACTCTTTAACTAGTGGTGTTTTAACAATAACGGTTAAAGGAAATCCATTCTCAGGGGAAAGTGTTGTTTATAATACATTAGTTATTAGACCAAATGATTATGAAGTAAATAAAGTTTACAATGAGGATTTTGATGAGGTTGAGAATTTTTTGTTAAATAGGAATCAAACTCCAAAGTATACTTGTTCGTTTAGAAGTCCAAAAGAGGCGGACGACGGAACTTTCTTTATTACAAATGTCACTGCAACTTGGCCCACAAATGGAGTATGGAATTTGGACATATATACTGCAAATTTTGATAACTATTTGGTCCAATTGGATGAGATAAGTCAAAATTTTGACTCCTTTAAATCAAACCTAATATCCCGTTTTTTAACAACTGGTGCCTTCAAAGATTTTGATACGATAGGACAAAAGATGGAAAAGGTTTTACAAATTTATGGACGTAGTTTTGATGAAACGAATATGTTCATAAATGCGTTGGCCTTTATGAATTCTGTAAATTATACTGTTAAGAATGATATACCATCACAACTTTTAAAAAATTTAGCTCAAACCTTAGGATGGGCAACAAATATATCACCGATAACAAATGATGATTTTTTATCTTCTGTTTTTGGACAAAAAAATAGCGGGCCATCTGATTTTACAGGAGTCGCAGTAAAATCAACTCCTGATGAATTAAATTATCAATATTATAGAAATCTTGTATTAAATTCGGCATACCTATTCAAATCTAAGGGGACTAGAAAGTCTATTGAAAACTTATTAAAATTAATTGGAGCGCCTGACGCTTTGGTTGAATTTAATGAATATGTGTATGTTGCGGACCAAAAAATCAACATGTCCCAATTTAACACTCAATTTTTACAAATATCGGGAGGTACCTACATAAACGAAACAGCGGTTTTAGACCCAACAAATGTTTTTTCTATTTTTGGAACAACTTATACAGGTTACACGACATCACTGGTTATTAAGGATGTAAATGTATTGAGAGATGATTTTCCGATGGATGATGAGGGATATCCCACTACCCCAGAAGACAATGAAAGTTTTTATTTTCAAATAGGTTCGGGTTGGTTTGAATCAACACCACAACACAGGTCCCCTGAGCAAGTTGATTTAACGAATAGTGTGTTTACAGGTTCTAATCCGAACTATCAAACACAATTAACCCCTTTTACATATGGTCAAATTTATTTGAATCGTTTCAGAAATTTCCCATTTATGAACTTGGGATATGAATTGACTTCAGTTGTTGATAATAATAAAAGTTGGACTAACGATGAGGTTGGACAAAGAGTAAATATTGACGGAGCGTTTAATGCTCGATACGTTGTTGATGACGAAAGGCTTGTTTTAAATGTAAAAAATATTGAAGTATTTTTAAATCCAGGTCAGGCCTTACTATACGACGTTTGGTATATGTCAAGACAATATAATTACCCTATACCAAACCAAGGATTATTCTATCAAAGACCAACGAGGTGTAATCCAAATCCAAACATCGAATATCCTTATAGAGGAGGTGTCGATTGGACAGAGATAAATCCTCAACCCAAAAGAAAATCGTTTTTTGAATTTGCTCAAACATTTTGGCATAATACAATTAATGTTAGAAATAGACAGTTCCAAAGTGACGGTAAAACAGGAGGTTACCCTACATTACAATCAATTTTTTGGAAATATCTTAATTCTAATAAAAAAACTAACGATAGTAGGTCAAACGGGTTACCATGTTCTCAAGTTTTTGCAGATATAGATGACGGACCTGGCATAGAAAACAATAATTTCAATTATCAAAATATGATTGAATATGTTAATGGACTTGGTGACTATTGGGTAAGATTGGTTGAACAAATGGTTCCGGCTACTACTATATGGAACACAGGTGTAAAATATGAAAATTCAATTTTCCATAGACAAAAATTCGTATGGAGGAGACAATCAGGATGTAACTTTGTTCCTGAAAGATGTAATTCTTGTGCTACAACTGCCAGCATATTTCCGTTCGATTGTCCGCAAGTTTCGTCCACTTGTCCTCTTTACCCATGGACGACACAGATAAAAAATTTCAATGATATTTTAAGTTATACTTTATCTATGTATCTTAATCCACAAGGAATTTATTTAAATGATTGTGAATTGAATACTATGCAAACCATTTGGTTTGTGGATATTTTAATAAATGATACTTCAGTATCTAATTATTCTTTTTTTGAAGGACAAGGTTTTGGAGTTAATGGGGTTAGTTCTCCGACTGAGGAAGAGTGGGTATCGGCTTTAACTGGTACCTTGGATAGTTTAGAAAATTCAGGTTATAGTTATTATTTAACAAATGACGAAGAAATAGTGATTTATTTGACTAATTGTGAATACCAACCAGGTAACTTGAATTTGAAAATAAATGTAGGAATAAATTTCGAAATATATTGTAATTAATGGCTTCTTTTTGTGGTTTAGATTTTAGTGTACAAGTTACGGGAGATTGTTCAAACAATGGTTCAGGGGCGTTTAGTTTAACTATAACTGGAGGTGCTCCTGACTTTACTGTACAATTTTTAGGTCCGACAACTGATGTATATTACTTAGGTCCAGGTGTCACTGCAACAACATTCACATCTTTATCTGCAGGAAGTTACGTATTTGAAGTTTTTGACACCTGCTTAACTGCGGGTACACCTAATGTCGGAACCGCTTATATATCAAGTGGTACAACTGTGACATGTATTGATATTGAAAATACTAGTAATTTACTAAATAATGGAGCCATTACCGCTCAAACATCTAATATTTATGCCCCAAGTACATTTTATTTATATGATTTTTACAGTGGGTTAACAATTTCTGGACAATCATCTACAACTGGTTTTACTTTTATTGGATTATCTGCCTCAACATATTACGTTATTGCGGATGACGGAGGAGGATGTACCGGACAATCTGAAACAGTAATTATAAAAAGCTCAACAACTTTTGATTATGGGTTTTATATTGTTAGTGATTCCGTATGTCGAGGAGAAAACGGTAAATTGTTTATTACTGGATTAACAGGACAACAACCTTACACTTATTTATGGTCAAACGGAGAAACAACATCATCAATATCAGGATTAACAGCAACTGGTTATACTGTTACGGTTACAGATAAAACAGGTGCGGTCGTAACAAAAGGAGCTGAAGTACCCCAAACACCCGAGTTAAGTATTTTAAGTATAACTCCTTATTCGGCTTCATGTTATTCAAATGATGGTTCAATGTTAATTGTAATAACAGGAGGAACTGCACCATACAATTATATATTATCAAATGGTAAATCAAATATAAATTATTCACAATTCCAAACTTTTACTGACTTATCTCCGGAAGACTACACTGTAACTGTAATTGATTCTGATTTTTGTACAACTAGTGCGCAAGTTTCAGTTTTAACACCCAGTGGATTTGATGTTTTATCAAAGACTGTTACAGACTCTTATTGTGATACATCAAGCGGGTCGATATCAATAAAGTTAATTGGAGGATATCCAAACTTTACATATACATTGTCAGGAAGTAATGGAATAAACCTATCACAAATCACAAATGTAAATTCACACACATTTTCTAACTTATACTCTGGAGAATATTACCTAACTATAAGTGATTTAGGTACTTGTGTTTATAATGAGTTGATTACAATAAATTCAATAAACGGAATTTCAATAAATATTGAACCACAAGACGCTACTTTTAGAGGTGATGATGGGTCTGTTTTAATTTATACAAATTCAGGGGCCGCACCATTTACATATAGAGTATCAGGTCAACCTACAATTACTAAATCTGACAGTTCAGTAATGTTCAGAAATTTAAAAACTGGCTCTTATTTAGCTTCAATAACTGATAATAGTGGATGTACGATAAATGAAAATTTTTATATAGGACAAGTTGAACCTGTTGACTTCTTGGTTTACGTTCCACAAATACCGAGAGGTAAAAAAGGGTCTATTGAAGTTTACATAACTAAGGGAACCCCACCATTCCAAGTTGAATGGAGTCAAAATGTAGGTGGTAAAACAGGATTAACTGTTACAGATTTGAGTGCAGGTACCTATAGTGTTTCCGTAACTGACGGTAATGGTAGTACACAAAATAGAAGTGCAACAGTTAATTTTTCTGATTTTATTTCTTCATACTTAGTCTACAATGTTTGCGATAATGATATAAATCAAAATGGAACCGTTGCTAAAAAAGGATTGAGAGAAATGTTAGTTGAAGGTTACTTAACTTTAACTCAAGATGACACCAATTGCATATTAAATTCCGCGGTATTCAATACTAATGTGATTATAAATGGTAATACATACCAAAGTTCTTTTTACACGTCTAATTCTTTGGACGATTTTCCTTTTGATAATGATTTTTATTTGGCTACTGAAACAATATTATTAAGTATAGATGGAATTGACAGCGTTGATTTTAACTCAGTAACAAATCAAGTCAGAATTAATACAGGATGTTCAGACCAAACAGTGTCATTATTAGACCAACAAATAATAATAAATGTACTAATACAATATGATATAAGTTGTGAAAATTGTGGAGGTAACGGAGCAAACCCAGCTGTTGGATTGGACTTTGCTTTTGTTTCATCCGACGTTAATACATTTGCCTACGATACCCAAGGAAGATATTTATATTCTTTACCACAACTTAGTGATTACCCAAGTTCTTTGGGTATAACACGAGACCCTTCTAATACAAAACTTTGGATTTTGGATATTACGGGTACTTTAATTTACGAGTATGATATTGAAACTTCAATTCCATTACAGGTATCATTTAATCGGCAAATTACTCTTAGTAATACGTTAAGCAGAGCCTTGGTATGGTACAACACAACTACTTTGATTTCTTTTATAGATGGGTCACAATACCTATCGTTTGTTGATATTTCAACAGGGTCGGTTAGTAACGGTATATTTTTATCTACAACCCCATCAACGGTAGTATCCAAAAATATTTTAATTAATTCATTGGATAAAATAATTATTGTATTAACTAATATAACAGGAAGTCATTTATTAGTTCAATTTGATAGTTATGGTAATAGTGAGGCTAAAACAACGTTACCAGTATCGACTAACGGATATACTATGTTCGAAGATAGTGGTGTTTTTTATGTTGTTAATCTTGATGATTTAAATGTCTATTCAGTTGAACCTACATACCCATATGATATCAATTTTTGTTATATTTTAGAAACTCCACAATCGGTATCTTACCTTTATATGACACAAATAAACACTTATGTTACAACTAATTTTACATAAAATTATTTAAATTATTAAATACATATATTATAAATGACTGTAACTTGTGGACTTTTTATATATTCTGAATGTTTTACTGGAGGGATAATGGCCGTTCAAGACGGACTCTTCAACGGAAGACCTCAATATGACTTCTCTTTCAGTTTTAATGGTAATATAATAAATGGAAGAATATATTGGGACTCAAATGAAAATGTATGGTATGCTGAAGACACTGGTGCCCAACAAATAATGAGTGTACTACCGTTTGACCGTCCTCATCCTTATGGTACAAACGCGGAATGGGAAAATTATACATTATTAACTTATGGATGTTTGTCAAACAGTACATCATTCAATACAATATGGTTTCCCGATTGTCCTCCGACTTACTTTGAATTTTGTTGTCTTGGGGAAAACTCGACTAAAATTTTTATAGGTGTTCAAGATTTTGAATATTATGGTTACATTGGTAGTATTTTTTATTTGGAATCACCACAGTTCAGTGGATGTGCTACTGTAATACAAGGTCCAATACCTAATAACTCAATAGTTTACAATTCGGTCAGTAATTCAGTTCAATATGACAGATGCGTTAGCTGTACGGCTGACACTGTATCTTGTATTACTCAACCGGTATACACAACCCCAACACCTAGACCTGTCGTTACTGCAAATACGGTATGTGGTGGGGTTTCATTGGTTAATGAGTGTTTGCCAATTTCTGTACCTATAATGACTGTTATATGTGAAACAACAAACGTTACCACATACGGGGGAAATGACGGTTCGGTTGAATTAATAATAAGTGGAGGTACTCCTCCATATAACATTTTATGGAAAAACGGTAATACAGGATATGGTATATATAATTTAATTGTTGGACAATATGAGTATACCGTAACTGATTATTATGGAGATTACACAACTAACGGTAGTTGTTTAGTCCAACAGCCACCAGTTCCAACCCCACCGGTCCCACCATCTAATTATTGTCTAAACGTTAATATTAATGGTCAAGCCTTTAATATTCAGTTTGAAGTTTTTTTACCGTATAATGGAGGTATTCCCTCTTATAAAGGGTATGATGAAAATGGAGAATGGGTATATGACTTGTTTTTTGATACAGGAGTCACCCCAAATAGATGGTTTTTAGAGGGTCCAGTTACTGCTGGTGATTTAGTTAATTATAACCCAAGCTATCCTCCTATAACAGGATGGACATGGTTAAATCCTGGTTTTGCAACAACAACAGGAATTGAGGGGGATTGCCAAAATTACGGTGATTTTTGTATGACATTAAACGTCAATTCATTTGCAACCCAACCTTATAGGATTCAATTTCAACAAGGGGGGGTTGTTAATGGACAACCTAGTTGGATTGATACTTCAAATATATATAGTGTTATTTGGGTTACAGGAAACAATACAAATCCGCCTTATTGGTCATTAGTTGGGTTACCTAATTATTTTAATAATCCAATTGTTAATAATGACCCTACCGTACCACCATTAAACGGATGGACTGTAGAAGGTACCTCAGGTGATATAGAAACAAATGAAGGTGACTGTTTCTCCGAATTTATATGTGCGTATTTTAAAAGTGATTGTGGGGATGAAAGTATTGAATTATCCTCAGGAGACACTATAAATAATAATCCTACTTGGTATGGTATCTTACCTTGTGGTGAAGAAGGGTCTTTTTTCATATTTTGGAATGACGAGGATAATTATTGGTCAACAAGTGGATTGACTTCAGTTACTGGTTTTGGAGATGAAGCCAGAAAAATTAGTAATAGTTACACAGGCCCATTTGGTGTTTTATCAACTGAAGGAAACTTTGAATTAAGTGTTTTTGAGGGGGAATGTAATCAACCTGGTAGAGCCCTCACAATAACCACAACTGTTAATGAACCGGTCACAGGTAGTGATGGAGGTATTGTTATTGGAGTTGACGGAGGAGTGGAACCTTATGAATATTCTGTTGATAATGGAACTTCTTATAGAAACTTACCTATTTTTTATGGTTTGAAAAGCGGTATATATGTTATATCTGTTAAAGATAGTAATGGTGTAGTAACGAAAACATCAGTAACTTTGAAAGTACCCCAACCAAAAACAGTTTATCAGGTTTCATTAAATACCACATCTAGAAGAACATCAAATACTACAACAGTAACTACCACAGAATATACCACTGCAGTTTCTGTTGTCCCTTCGTTACCTAGTGGAGTCACAATTACTTTTGATTTAATTCATACGGATAATTACAATGTTTCACCATACGATTATTCAGCAACTTTAACATTGGGTTCGATTATACTAAAAAATGGCTCGGAAATATTACCCGACCTTACTGAATATAATTCTTATAGTGAAATTAACACAACGATTGGATGTCAAAACTATACTAAATATATCACGGCAACTACTGACACATGGCAAAATATCACAATGGGTTATGAAGACAATGTAATTGTTACAACTACAGTTTCAATACTAAGAAATGGAAGATATCCATGTTATTCGGCAATTAATACTGAAAATTATTCATTATTTAATCTTTCCATTATAGGGTGTAGTAATTGTGAAGTTTCAAATCAACAAGGGTTACCTCCAATATCACCAACACCATCAACAACACCTTCGGCCACACCAACAAATACCAATACTAATACAGCCTTGACATAAAATTAATTGATTAGATATTTAAGAGTAATGGGTTATATAATAAAAAATACTTCAGGTTTAATTAATTCTAGATTAACTGATGCGGGCAGAAAAAAATTATCACAAGGTAATTTTAATATTTCATATTTTCAAATTGGCGATAGTGAGGTGACTTATAATACTTTACCAAGTACGTATAATCAATTTGATACTATGATATTGGAACCTGGGTTTAACTCACATAACTCTGCTGGTGTACCCGAGTCTAATAAACAATATGTTAAATACCCTTACTATGTAAGTAACTCACAAGGTAATACTTATGGGATTCCTTTCATGGACTCACAAATTAGTAATATATTTAATACCGCGGCTTTAAGAGGATTCTTTTATGGTGATGTAACACAAGACCCAATTATTTGGAGTGCTTTAACAAGTTCTGATATTGCAATTAATACAAATTATATTGTAGATATGACTACCTTAACAGGTGGAACTGGAACTACTATAAATGTTATATACGATTCTTGTAATGAATTAATGTGTCGAATACCACAACCTGGTGACATAATAACGATATATTATAATGGAGTTGGAGCAGGTAATTGCAGTTGTCAAATTGCTCCTCCACCCACCCCAACCCCAACACCTCAACCGGCACCTGAACCTTGTTACACTTGTGACCCATGTGAAACCCCACAACCGACAAGAACACCATCAGGTACACCATGTTTACCGACACCACCTAGAGTTATTTGTACACCGCCAAGACCTCAAGAATGCGTCATGTCAATGACAAATTGTTACCCTATTTTAACTTATAAAATAATTTCATTTTGTAATAATATAATGGAGTTAGATAGACCTGTACCAAATTTTGATTATTTCTTGAATGGGTGCTATGGTAGAATAATGGTATATCCATCAGGTATGACTCAATTGTATGATACTACAACACCTAGACCTCATTGGAATGATGATGTTATTAATTTTGAATCAGTTTGTGATGTTGACCAAAAAGATGTTAGAATTTGGAATATGAATATTCCGTGGTCTGAAAATCCGGCAGGATTGATATCTAGTTCATATGTTGATTATTCAGGATTTGGTTCTAAACAATACTTGGGTTCTAAAGAGTATTATGGATACGCATCTGATTCGGGTCAAACAGATAGTAGTTCAGTTTTCTTTTATAATTCATTTGATGAAAGACAAATTTTACCACCATCAGACCAAAAAGCAATTGCTATCATACACTATACTAATTTTACAATAGATTTCTTTTATGGTGAAAAGTTTGCAATGCAACCGCATGATGAAACAAACCCTGTTGATACTACAGGCGAGGCTAGAAACTTTAGATTACATATTCCTTGGTTAATGTGGCATAAGTCACCGGATTGTTGTAGTGGACAAACTTTTTATGTTGACCCACCTAATTTTGATGATGTTGAATTGTTCAAAGTTCAGTATTTACAATCTAGTAAGAACAATGATATGAACGTACCGGGATTAAGGTATTTCCATTTGTGGGATACTTATGCTAATTCTGACGGTTATCCAAGCAGAATCGGAAAAGTATTTCCGGATGACAAAATTATTATTATAGATGATGAAGAAATTATAGCCGCAATGTCATACAAGTCCAATAGAAATTGGACATTACCGGCACCCCGAGTGACATTAATAACGCCAAATACTTGTAATGCTGCGGGAGAATCAGATACTGGATTATTAAGTGCTAACACAGAATATGTTTATGTGACTTATTTGTTTACTAACAGTACAACTTTTACAAATTTTTTACACTGTAATTATTACATTAAAGTACAAGGGCCTAATTTAGATTGTTCAAATTCGGGCTCACAAAATATAGCAATTAGATTCGGTGAAGAATTCAATTGTTTGAACGTACCGGATACCGTTCCATCTGATGTTAATGGTTTCATTGCAAATGGTTTTTATATTTTGGTACAAAAAGTAACGGGTGACATTAGACCTAATTCTTCAGAGTGGAGAATAATTGACAAAACAGGTGATTTATCACCATATTTAGTGAATAATTTTATTCCATCAAATGGAATGACAAGTGTTACTTTTACAGTTACCAATGATGAGTATGAATCGGCACCATTTTATGATTTGAATGATTATATTCCGTTAGTACCTGTTAATCCGACTGGAATAACTCTAAATTTTGGAGACGAATACTATTTTTATGGTTCCTTAGAAAGCGACATTCAAGCGACTATTTATGAAATGAGGTATAAGGTAAACTTAGGAGCAGCTGATTTCCAAAATACAAGTAATCCTACGTGGACACCTGGTACGTCTTCATATATTACTGACATTGGTCTTTACGATTTAGACAAAAATCTTATGATTATATCAAAAATGCAGTCACCTGTTTTAAGAACGGGATTACAACAGTTTTTGATAAAGTTTGATTTTTAATTTATGAAAAAATCTTTAAAGGAAAGTCCCAAGATTCTTGGGCTTGATGTCTCGACAAGTACAATAGGATGGGCTTTATTTGATATTATGTCTAAAGAGTTATTGGAGCTAACCCATATATCACCTAGACCAAAACCTAAAACAGATAATAAAATTCATGAGTTACTATCTAAAGCTGAAATTTTTAGAACTAAATTATTACAGTATAAAGATTTAGGTATTACTAATGTGGTAATTGAAGAGCCACTACTTAATTCTAATAATGTTTACACTATCAGTACTTTATTAAGATTCAATACTCTTATTACAAAAGAAATCTATGATGTGTTAGGAATTGTCCCTGAGTTTATTTCAACATATAACTCAAGAAAAAATGCTTTTCCTGAATTAGTTCAAAAAAATGATAAAGGTAAACATGTTTTATTCGGAGGTTTACCTAAAGATATTGATAAGAAACAAATTATTTGGGATTTGGTTGCAAAACGAGAACCTCAAATTCAATGGCAATATACTAAAAACAATACTCTTAAAAAAGAAAATTTTGACCAATCTGATGCTTATTGTTGTGTCCTTGGTTATATGAATCAAGAAAAAGTTTGGTAAATTTTTTTGTAAATCTAAAATTATAGGTTTTTTTATGCGTTAGTCACATTCCATGATTTTGGGGCGGCGGTTAATTGAGCCTTACACCATAAACCTGTTCCTACTGTATTTGATGGACCTGAAGGTGAGGAATTAAACCAATATGTAACGTTAGTTTGATTCTCTAATGATAACTTACCTCCTGTTGGTAAACCACCAACCGCACCAACTAAACTATTCAAATTACATAAAATAAAATCAACCGATGATTGATTCAAAAGGTTATTCCTCATATCCAATAGTTTTAAACTTGTTGCTGAACTAAAACTTGTAGACCAATTTACAATTGGATTTGCATTAATGGTTAATCCTGTCAAAGAAGACGGAAAAGAATTTCCTAAAGGTAATAAATTATATTGATTATTTATTTGGTTATTAGAAATATCTAAAGATAATAGAGATATATTTGAATTTAAATTTGTTAAATTAGTTATAAAATTTTGGGCTAAAATCAAAGTTAGATTAGTGGTTGTATTTACATAACTTAAATCAAATGTGGTCAAATTGTTGCCAATAAAACTAATACTGTCAGTCGAGGATGGAAATTGAGTTGACCAACTAGAAAGAGACACTGAATTAAGTATAAAACTTGATAAATTAGTACAATTAATTAAAGGAATATTCCAAGTCGGAAACGTATTTGTACCTCCGCCAGAACCACCTATACTTTCTGCGTTAAATTTAACTAAACTTGTAGGTAAAGACGTTGGTAATGATGACATACCATTTAAACGATTAGCTTGTAGTGACAAATTTTGAACTGTATTTGGTAATGGAGGTAATGATAATAAATCGTTGTAAGCTAAATCTAGTGTTATTAAACTTGTGCAAGATATGATTGTTGGTGTTATTCCGGTGATACGATTGTTACTTAAATTTAAAACTGTCATCAAAGTATTTGATGATAAATTTATATTAAATCCTGACAATCCAAAAGGATATCCTAAATTCGCATCTTCAATCCTATTATTGGAAAATAAGACTGATACTACCCGTGTCGGTAAATCATAAGTCCAACCTGTCAAATTATTGTTATTTACATGGAATTGACTAACGGTGTTGGTACATGAGGTAAAACCGTTAGGTGCGTTAACATATTTTAATGCACATTTATTATTAGGGCCATGTAATAAAAAAGTAGTTAGGTTTGTAGGAGGTATAATTGTTACATTAACTAGTTGTACATTATTTTTAAAACTAAAAGTAAAACTCGTAGCAACATTGGTTGAAAAATCATGGTTTAAGCTGGTTAAATTACATCCCCACATACCAAATGACCTCAATTTAGTTAAATTATCTAATCCGAATGTATTAAATTCTAATGAGGGATTATTATTTCTCAAAAGAAATAAGTCATTAAAATTAGGAGATATCGAAATACCATTAAGTCCCGCAATTGTACAATCTTCAAAACGCAATTGAAGTAAATTAGCCCAAGTTGCAAATGTCCATTCATTAGGTATTATTTCAGATATTCTATAAAATCTACCAAATCTTAATTGACTTGTGTCAAATATACCAGCGTTTTGAAAATTTGCAAAAGTGGCGGTAAAAGAACCGTTAGGGTAACTATGATTGTTTTGTGTGTCTGTAGCCGAGGTAGGACCCACCCCTTCAGTATCACCATCGCCCCAATCTATATAGTATTCTTTTGTGGATATGGACCAACTGAACCACGTATAATATTGTGATGGGCTAACTGGATTAATACCAGGTATGTTTTTGAATTGGAAATATGGTGTTGAACCGGTAAAACTACGGCCAACACATTGGAATGATTGAGACGCTCCTTTAACACCTATAATACCAATATTTTGAGTTGTGCTTGCGGTATAAGGTTGAACATAATTCACATTGTAAACATTACCATCACTTTGGTCTATAAAATAAAATTGATTATTAACTTGATATGCGGCGTTAGCGTCGGTAATATTTGGGGAAGGTACCGATGGGCAAGACCCGCATCCTATTACAATGTCTGGAAAATCTCTAGTGTTTGTAATGTAATCGTATTGACTTATGTAGTAATAAGAGGGAGAACCCGGATTAGATTGTGTGAATATTACCTTTCCATTTGTTGAAACTAAAATATCACCTGTTACCGTGTTAGGTGTTAACACGCTACCTGGTAGGTCAAACATTGGTGTAAATGTTGATGTATTGTCTGGAGATAAATTTAAAGTAATTTTTATCATCCTATCTGGAGTACCTAACGGAGTCCGATTAGTTTCACTACAGATTAAAATATTAGTACTAATTGCAAATAGTCCTTTACCCATAAATCCGATACCTGATGGAAAAGAAATATCTCTATAAGTACCAAAGGTTAAAGGAGTTAATGATAAAATGTCCCACTCTCTGAAGAATTGGGAACCACTTCCTTGACCACCATACATCCAAAATTTACCAGACAAAGTACCTGGATTCCAATAATGAGCAATATCTTCAGAATTAAAAAATCCTGGTATTACTATATTATATAAAGTATTTGCGCTGTGATTATAAAGAAAAAGTTGAGTTGATGTGTTAACAAATATAAAACAATCATCTAAAATATTTGGTGGGATATATGGAGTTGTTGGTGTTGGTGTTGGTGTTGAGGTACTTGTTGGAGTTGGAGTTTGTGTTCTAGTTTGAGTTGGTGTTTGGGTAGGAGTTTGTGTGCTCGTTTGGGTAGGAGTTTGTGTGCTCGTTTGTGTTGGTGTTTGTGTATTTGTTGGCGTTTGTGTTGGAGTTGGAGTCTGTGTACTTGTTTGTGTTGGTGTTTGTGTACTTGTCGGTGTGGGTGTTGAGGTTGGAGTTGGTGTTGAGGTACATGGTGGGTAAAAAACACAAGATAATGCACAAGGGTCAAATAAATATTCATTTGGGCATGTGTAACCACTTGACAAATATTGACCAGATAGATTCTGTATTATTGTTGCGGTTGACTCTCCACTAGAAGAGAATATTATATTAAGGTCAGAAACTAATGTTGCTCCTGTTAATTCATCAATTGTATTGTTATAAATTTCACACCCAAAAGCGGCGGCGTTACCTCTGTTAAGACCAAAAAGGTCAACTACGTGAGTACCTTGAGTTAAGTTTATTGGGTATACGTGCCACCATATAAATGACTGAACAACGTTATCGTATGGTCCGTTAAGCGTATTTACTATTGTGACACCATCAATGGATATTCTGAAATTATTATCCGCACCTAAACCAACCCAGTAAACTTTAGTTTCAGGAACAGTTACACAAACGCTGAAACCTAGCCATGTATTAATAGGGAATTGAGTTAATGACCATACTGCACTTCTATTTAAAGGACCATCTTGAAGAGTAATTCTTTTCCAAACTGGTTGAGTTGTTACTACCGCTAAATATATGTTATTCGGACTAGTACCGTCAAAATTATATGGGCTATGAAATAATGCCCCTTGATTTGAATACACATCATTTTTTATTGGTACTAAATTTATAAGTGAAGAAGGAGGTGTTGCTCCTATTATTATTGGTACTCCACAGGGAGGAGTGGAGGTTGGGGTAGGACTCGATGTTGGTGTATTAGTTGAGGTATTAGTATTAGTCGGAGTTGTTGTTGATGTTGGAGTTTGTGTCTGAGTTTGAGTCGGAGTAGGACTTTTACTTGGAGTTTGGGTTTGGGTTTGACTTGGAGTTTGGGTTTGACTTGGAGTTTGAGTCGGAGTTTGGGTTTGACTTGATGTCGGTGAGGAAGTAGGTTCAGGACTCGCATTTGGAGTTTTAGTCTGACTAGTCGTTGGGGTATTTGTTGGAGTTTTACTAGTTGTCGGAGTTATTGTAGGTGTTTGAGATAAAGTAGAGGTTTGGGTTGGTGTCGAAGTTTGAGTAATACTTGGAGTTTGAGTACTTGTCTGTGTTGGAGTATTAGTTTGAGTAGATGTAGGTGTTGGAGTACTTGTCTGTGTAGGTGTTTGGGTTGGAGTTTTTGTTGGTGTTTGTGTTTGGGTTGGAGTTTTTGTTGGTGTTTGTGTTTGGGTTGGAGTTTTTGTTGGTGTTTGTGTTTGGGTTGGAGTCTGTGTGGGAGTTTCAGTCGGAGTTGGTGTCGGAGGGTCAATAGTTACGTTACAACCTAAACCATAACCATCAAAATAAACTTCATAGGTCCCGTATATATAATCTGCGGTATATTCGTAAGGTAAAAATTGAGGACCTAAATTTATTGTGCCGCCAGTGTATGGGTAAAATATGACTTCACCTACTTGACCATTAAAATTATTCGAACTTATTACAACTGTTGGCACTTTATTTTTTTTTAATAAATAGTTTTTAAAATGAAATTATTATGGTATCGGGAATACTTGTGTTATACATGTGTAAACACTTGCTGCGTCAGGTGCTTGATAATTAAGAGGGTTATTAAAATACGTCTCTAAATTACCTATATATAAAATATTTGTAGGGTCGGAGGCCTGTACTTGTATAACTCTACCAGTATAAGAAATTACATAATAAAAACCATTTTGATAGAATAAACCATCCGCAGACTCCATTATCCCACCCGAAATTGGAAAATATGGAGTTATGTCGACCATTACCTCGACATTACCGACGTAATAATCATATTGAACTAAATATTTTTTTTGTTCTTCAACAGGTCTCTCAGTACTACAAGCTAAAGTAGCGATAAGTTTTTTAGGTGTTGTATCGGATACAACAAAATCAAATGTAAAAGTTCCACGGTTTGGATTACACGGGTTATTGGAAGTTCCAAACGGATTGTTATCGGTTGAAAATGGACCAATGTAACTAAATCTCAAAACCGCAGTTGATTGAGCATTACCACCATTAGGTATTGGACCTGGAGTTAGTTCCCATATTTGGTTCGGAAAAAAGTTATTATTACCAACCACAACCAATTTATCAACACCTCCTTCTTTGAATGCCGCAAAACCTCTTTCCGCACTTATAGTTCCATAGTAAAATATTTTACTAGGTGTTGCCGAGAACGGACATTGGTTATAGTTTATTTCACTAATAACTATTTGTGCTGGTAAAACGTTTTGAATTCTTTGAATAACCCAAATCTTGGAGTCCGACATTGCAATATCATAAGATGGTTGGCCGAATACGTAAGAGTTATTAGGTATTGGTAATTCATAAGCAATAAGAGATGGGGCTTCCACCACGAATAATCTAATAAATAAATCAGAGTTAGATTGAAATGTTGGGTTCCACTTACCCGTTTTATATATCGACAAACAATTGTTTAAACAAATTTCCTCAGGAATTTGTTGTATACTCAAGTCACAATTTAAATTTTCACTAGACGTTACTGTAGTTGTCGGAGTCGGAGTTAATGTTGGGTCAGGAGTTTTGGCCGGAGTCGATGTGTTAGTAGGGGTTGGAGTTGGGGAACTTGAAGATGTCGGCGTTTGAGTATTAGTTTGAGTAACCGTTGGAGTTATAGTTCTTGTTTGTGTTGGAGTTTGAGTCGGCTCAGGTGATACAAATGGTGTTTTTGTAACAGATGGTGTTGGTGTTTGTGTTGGAGTTTTTGTTTGAGTTTTTGTTGGTGTTTGTGTTTGTGTTTGACTCTTTGTCTGTGTTCTTGTAGGTGTTGGAGATGCTGTTTCAGTTGTAGTCGAGGTTTGACTCTTTGTCTGTGTTCTTGTAGGTGTTGGAGATTTGGTTTCAGTTCTTGTAGGTGTATTGGTAGGAGTTTCAGTTGGAGTTTCTCCTGGTGTTTTAGTTGGAGTTTTAGTATTAGTTGGAGTTTTAGTTTCTGTTTTACTTGGAGTGTTGGTTGGAGTATTTGTTGTAGTTTCACTTGGGGTAGGACTAGGTGATTTAGTTTGAGTTCTAGTGGGAGTCGGGGTTTTAGTTTTAGTTGGTGACGGAGTATTAGTCGGAGTTTCAGTTGGTGTTTCTCCAGGTGTTTTAGTTGGTGTTTTAGTATTAGTTGGAGTTTTTGTTTCAGTTTTACTCGGAGTATTTGTTGGGGTATTTGTTGGTGTTTCACTTTTAGTTTGTGTTGGACTTTTAGTTGGACTTGAGGTTTTAGTCGGGGTTTTAGTTTGAGTTGGAGATGGGGTATTAGTCGGAGTTTCACTTGGTGTCTGTGAAGGAGTCTTCGACGGAGTTTTAGTCGGAGTTGTAGTTTTAGTAGGGGTAGGACTTTCAATAGGACAGTCTACGGTTAAAGTCCAAGCAGTGCCTTCTAAAGGGGCAACCACTTGTAAAATAACGATAGTAGGAGTTGATGCGGTTTTATCAAATGTTACAGAGCCTATACCTGTACCTGAAATTGGAGGGTAACCATACGCGGCAAGTTGAGCATTAAATGACGGACTTCCCCTAAAACCGGTATCCACTACTAAGTTACCATCCCAAAAAAGTCTAAACCAATCTGGCCTTGAAAACGCGTCAAAATTAAGAGTAATAGGACCGATGTCAGTACCACAATCAATTTCATAAAACCATTCTCCTCTTCCTCCGAAATTAACACTTAAACCTTCTCCACAGTCTGAATTACCGCTAAATTCTGCAAGTTGTGTTAATGTTGGAGTCAAACTTGGTGTTTGTGAACTAGTTTTGGTTAAAGTTGGACTTGGTGATTTTGAAGGAGTTACAGATGCCCTTGGGGTTCTACTCGGAGTCCTTGTTGGGGTGTTAGAAGGAGTTTTACTTGGAGTTACGGTTTGACTTTTCGTAGGTGTTTTTGATGGGGATGCGGTTTTTGTAGTGGTTGGACTCTTACTTGGTGTTCTTGTTACACTTGAAGATGGTGTATTTGTTGGAGTTTCACTTGGACTTACACTTGGTGTTCTTGTATTTGTTGGAGTTTTTGTTGGAGTTTTACTCGGTGTTTTTGTTGGACATGATGGGTCTGGTGTTGATGGAGGGTCATTACTTGGTGTTTGAGTTACTGTTGGTGTTTGAGACTTTGTTGGTGTTTTTGTTGGTGTTTTTGTTGGTGTAGGTGTTACTACAGGAGTACTTGATTTAGTTGGAGTTTTAGTAGGAGTTTTTGTTTTGGTTGGAGTTGCAGTTTTAGTAGGAGTTCTACTAGGTGTCTTAGTAACAGTCGGAGTTTTGGTTGGGGTTGGAGTTTGTGTTGGCGTTCCGGTTGGAGTTTCAGATACACCAGGAGTATCAGGACAACAGTATTGTGTGGTACTACAAGTATTACCGGGTACCAAGTCATATTGGAATGTAGGGTAATCTTCAGTACCAAAAAATGGATTTTGTACCAAAGCACAAAACGTATACAAAACATTATTTACCGGGTCTAAACAATCCGATAAACAAATTGTAACTCGCCAAAGAGTATTATTCTGAGCATTTGAACCTAAAGTTACATATCGTGTTACTCCTGAACAACAATCATAGACTTCAAATACTTCTAATCCGTCAGCAAGTCTAAAAGTTTGACAAACATTATCCTCTAATTTTACACCGACTTCAGGATACTTTTCATACTTTGTTGGTAAAGTTATTGTTATAGGAGAGGAAGTTGTACCAGTAACGGTGGTAATCAATTCACAACCATCACCTTTCGTATCACATACAAATATGTTAAATGGTGCGGTTACTCCTGATATGTCCGTTATTTTTACTGTTGCCATTAGCTACAAGATATTTGGTCTAAACAATTATTTGTTATGTTCGAAGAACCTGAACTTCCGCCTTGTATTGTTTGACAAGCTTCTAAAATAACAGGTCCTGTAACCTCAGTACCTGCTTGACGACAAAAACAAGCTGTTGATGTTGAAGGTATACCGGTATTTGCGGGTACAGTAATTTGAGCCGGATTACCATCACAATCGGTATAAAAAGCGGTACTTTGGAATCCTGAAATTGTTTTAACTGCGGTACATTGACAATTAGAAGTTGGTGAAGGACCACCTTCTGGGTTTGTACCACCTCCTGGATTTGTACCTTCAGTACCTCCACCAGAGCCTCCCGAAGATGAATTAATAATTAAACCATCTTCTCCATAACATTGAACGATTTCGGTAATAAAACAATCTGTTACAGTCACAATATATACAAATTCAGGTTCTGATAAAATATTTACATTGCCTGGGGTCACAAAGTATTTACCATTAGTTATATCACAATCACAAGGATTGTTAACCACTTGAGAATATATTTGAGAGCCTATTGATAAACTAATTACTCTTCTTGGGGTTGCACCAGCGGTTTGAGGATTTATTACCTCATTATATAAATCTGAATAAATATCACAAATTTCTTGGTTTGATAAACTATTGGTTATTATAGGTGGTGTTGTACCAAACGAGTTATAAAAATTTAATTGAATTAAATTAGTCGGAAGAGTACATGGAACGTCACCAATACATGCAGTACAATTAGTATAAAGAGTAGTACCGACTTCAGTAAAATAATTTCCTTGAAATACTACAATATCGTCAGTAGTATTTTGAGGTATTGAAGTTGATGTACCTTGATATGACCAACAGTTGTTTAACGTAATATTATAGAATGTTTGTTGGACCACAGTTGTAAATCCGGGTGATGTTTGGTAAATATAGTTTTGTGGGCCAACTATATCGTTACATAATTTATAAATATAGTAAGTAACTTGTGGTGTATACGGGATAAAAGATACATTAATACAACTTTGTATTTGTGAAGTACCTACGTCATTAAATCCGAAGTTGAAATACTCTGTTATAGTATATGGATAAGTATTATCAATACTATGAACCAAACCATCTCCATCAATAATATACATTTGACCATTATCAACAAATAAACTTAAATGTAATAGACCTGGATAAACGTAAGAATATTGAGGTATTTGTATATCCACTTCAGGTGAACCACCCGAAGGGTAATTAAATTGGGAAATAAATACGTCGTTATCAATATCCCTCGTAAAAAGTATTAGTTTATTGTTAGTTGTTAATATCAAATCCCCAGCAGGTATCCTATCAATTGGAAGGTCGAATAAAAAATTAACGTTTGATGTGTCTATATTATTATTAGAATTTAAATTTATTCTCATAATTCTAATAGGTAGGTCGTTTGACCATCCTGAACTGTTGACACTGTAGAGTTCCCAACTAAGTAGTGTAGTATCGTTAATCGCAAAAAGGCCATCACCAACACGGGCGAATGATGAAGTTATATTTATTTCTCTTACAAAGGTCGAAGAAAACGGACATGATGAAATATTATATTCTCTAATATTGTTAAAAACACTTGTGAAAACTTTGTTTGTGGTGTGAGCAATATCCCATCTTACACCAACATTAGAAAATGGTAATGGTTGGTAGGAGAATGAACCCAAGTCTAAAGTATATATTTGCTGAGAGTCAGAAGAAATATATATAACTGAACACAAAGGAAAACAAAGACCACCTGATGGAGTCACAGTGGGTGTTGGGGTTAAAGTAGGTGTAGGTGTCGGAGTTAGAGTGCCCGCATTAAAACATAAATTACATTGACCTAAGTTTGAATAACCAATTGGACCAACCTGTAATGTTATTTGGTTTCCGGCTTGATTATTTGAATCTAAACCCAAATAAGTTACACATCTATAAACACCATCAACTAATCCTTCAAATATCATAAATTGACTAAAATCACCACCTGATGGGTTAGTCACACTACTTGATGTTCTATAAATAAAACCGGTACTACAATCTTGGAATTGTCTACTTACTGGACAAGATATAACTGAATTGACTGTTGTAAATGTAACATCACCATTGAAACTACAACTAATTACTGGAGCTCTGTTTCTTTGTGCGACTGTTTTAGGTGTTGGAGTTATTGTAGGTGTTGGGGTTGGAGAAATATAAGAAACACTTGCGGAAACACCTATAAACGGACAAAAATTTGTAATTGTGACGGATGGTGTTATGGTAGGAGTTCTTGTCATTGTCGGAGTTACCGACGGCGTGTTTGTAATATTTATGGCAAAAATTGCATCAAAACTTAAATTACCGCAACCTATAGTCTGAGTTGGAGTTGGAGTTGCGCATACCGTTGCATTAACATATGATGTAGACAAATCAGGACAAAGGCCGCTATATGGGTATTTTCCTTGTAAAAAACATGAACCACCCAACGTGTCTGATAAACACCAAAGACTACCCGTAAAATATATGTAATATCCATTCGTACCCCCAACAAAATAATCTCTAAGATTATAAGTTCCTGATTGGGTATAGTTGTCATCAAGAGTTGAAAATCCTGTGTTACTTATACAATAATAATCATTAGCACAATATACCGCCATTCTACAGAGTTAAATTTGTTGAAGTCTCACATCCGTTATCATCAACAATTCTCAAATTAACATCAGGTAATTTCATGAAAATTTTAGGTATTTCAAATTCATATGGTGCGGATGTTATTGTATCAATGTATATACAAGTGGTAATTGGATTATCACAAACGTAAACATTGAATGGTGAGGTACCTGAAACGTCATTTATAGTTATGGCAACGGACATTACTTATTTTTATTTCAATAAATATAATACCGACCCAAAACTTGTGAAGTTGACATCAACTAATTTGTACCTTATTTTTACCTGATGTCCGATGAAAAAGAAATATTGGTTGAATTACTCCGAGAAATTCTTGGAGATGAAAAGATGCACTATGAACACAGAGGACAAATATCATTCAACTGTCCCCTCTGCGACGAGGACAGAAACAAGGGTAATTTAGAGGTAAACTATCTTCAACACGTATATAAATGTTGGAGTTGTTCTGAAACCAACGGCATGCACGGGCCGCTTGGAAAACTAATCGACAACTACGGAAACAAGAAACATAAAAAGGTTTATAAACTTTTTCAACCCGAAGATTTAAAACCTAAGGAGAAACCAAAACAAAAGTTAAGGTTACCTGAAAGTTTTGTTTTATTTAAAGATTCAAACCCAGTCTATCCGGTATATAAACAAGCATACAACTACCTGAAAAACAGAGGAATAACCGATGAGATTATTGAAAGATATTCAATAGGGTTTTGTGATAACGGAAGTCATGCTGGTAGGATTATTGTACCATCATATGATATTGAGGGTGAATTGAATTATTATATTGCAAGGAGTTGGGACCCAAAGTCACGAGCCAAATACAAAAATCCCCAAGCTGAAAAGGATAAGATAATCTTTAACCAACATTTAATTGATTGGAAAAAGGATGTTTATCTTGTTGAGGGGGTGTTTGATGGATTCTTTTTACCAAATAGTATTCCGATGCTTGGTAAACATATGTCAGAGTTATTGTTTAATACCTTATACGATAAGGTTAATAATAATATAATAATAGCTCTTGATGGTGACGCATGGGACAATGCTGTTAAATTGTACCGTGAGTTAAATGGGGGTAAATTATACGGAAAAATAAAAATTATTCATCTACCCAAAGATAAGGACGTATGTGATTTGAGGGGACAGATAGATGAATATTATGTACAAATAAAGGATTAATATGAATTTAAAACAAACTGCAAAAGAAATTAGAGAAATATTAGATAAACGACGTAAAGATATTGAGTTAACTTTTATTGAGGAAGAACACAAATATTTTATGAAAGGATTGGATGGTGAGGTCAGGAGTGATTTTCCTTCGGTGTCCAAATTGTTAAAAAAGTTCTACGAGGAGTTTCCTGCTGAGGAGATATCATTAAAGAAAGCCAAAGGTGATGTAGTAGAACAACAAAGACTACTTGCGGAATGGAAAGCGGCTGGCGATTACTCAACTAACATGGGTAGTAGAGTCCACTACTTTTTGGAGAAAAAGATACTTGAAATGTATGAGTATGATAAAGATGTTAGGGTTCCTGATTTTGATTGTGATTTCACACAAATTTTAAAGGGTGATAGTATGATTAATGCCGGTACTAACTACCTAAAACTTATGAAAGAAAGAGGTGGTGAACTTTTGGATACTGAGATTGTTTTAGGAGACCCAGGACTTGGATATGTGGGTCAACCCGATAAAGTTTGGTTGATTGAGGGTAAAGATAAAAAGAGTATAGGATTAATCATAACTGATTGGAAAACTAATAAGCCAAAGAATTTCGAGGAGAACCAATTTACAAAAAGAATGAAGGTTCCCTTCCAAAAACATCCTGACAATGCGTTAGGTCACTACTTCCTCCAACTACCATTTTATGGAAAATTACTTAAGGAAATGTTAAAAGGGTCAAAGTATGAGGATATTAACTTTTTTGGTTGTATCATTGTGCTACTAAAAGAAAATTCCGATTTTGAAGAGTTTAGAGTACCTAAAGATGTTATTGATACGGTATTTTCTATGAATATGAAACAATATTTATCTTAACACTAAAAAATAAACGCTATGAAAAACTTATTAATTTTATTTTCACTTATTTTAACAATTTTTATTTACGCTCAAGTAACTCATAAAAATCCGGATTGTAAACCTAAAACAAATGCGGAAAAAATGTATGAATCAATATTAATACATGCGGACTCGTTTGATGTTCCGTTATATATTGCATTTAATGTGGCTCGGTTGGAGACAGGTTATTTAGGTCCTAACCATAAAAATTATAACCACAAACAAGTATCTAAAGCCGGTGCGGTTGGACCAATGCAAATTATGCCACAATACGCTTCGTTTTTTGCAGGGTTTCCGGTCAATAAAAAAGAACTAAAAGATAACATTGATTTGAATGTTTATATATCAATGAAACTTTTGGCTCAACACTTTAAAAAATATGGAAATTGGAAAAAAGTATTGGGTGCCTATAACACAGGTAGACCAATTATAAATGATTACGCCAAAAAAGGTGTTAAACCAGATTATTTGAAATACTGGATACCTAATCCTGTCGAAAGAGATACTATTGAGTTTTTAACAATCAAAGGATAGGTACTTGATTGTTCGGTTTTTGTTTAGTATGTTTTCATAAAAAAATATGGAAGATTTATTACCGAAAATTGATTTGAAAACACAACCTACTGAGGTTTGTGAAAGTTGTGGAAGTGAGTATTTTAAGGAAGTCGTTTTAATTAAAAGGGTGTCTAAGCTCTACACAGGTAGTTCTGAAGACACCCTTGTTCCTTTTCCTACATACATGTGTGAAAAGTGTGGTCACGTTAACAAAGAATTTGCTTTATTTGATAAAGGAACTCAACTATGATAAAAAAACTAATACACTTTAGTGACCTACACGTTAGGTTATTTAAGGACCATAACCTATACCGAAGTATATTGGAAGAGGCATTTAGTCAGTGGAGGAAAATTAATCCTGATAGAATTGTTTTTACTGGTGATTTAGTTCATAGTAAAAACCAAATGACACCTGAACTCGTTGAGTTCATTGCATGGGTGATAACTGAGTGTTCAAAAATTGCAAAAACTATTTTGATACCTGGTAATCACGACTTCTTAGAAAATAATATGGAAAGATTGGATGCGTTAACACCCGTTGTTGATTCATTGAAAAATGATATGGTGGTTTACTACAAAAATAGAGGGGTTTATCAAGATGCAAATATTGATTGGTGTGTTTATTCACTTATGGACCATAACATTCCACCCGATATTACTAAAAACGATAGAAAGAAAATTGGATTGTTCCATGGACCAGTCCAAGGGTTGACAACCGATGTTGGATACAAGTTTGATAGTGGATTTGAATCAGATAAGTTTGATGGTTGTGACCTTGTTCTGTGTGGTGATATCCATAAGAGACAGGTGTTTAACATACCTGGGGGTAAGAAGGCTTACATGATTGGTTCAACTATTCAACAAAACTTTGGTGAAACAATTGAAAAACACGGATATGGTATATATGATGTGGAAAATGACAAATACGATTTTGTTAATTTGGTAAATCCAAAACCTTTCATATCATTCAAATTAAATTCTTATGACCAAATAATTGATGGAACAGAAAAACTCCTTAACTATTAATTTAAGTATTCAAGACCATAAGGACTTGATGACTTTTTGTGAGATAAATGAAATAAAGTTAGTTGATGACTTCGCAAGACTTTGTTTCAGAAAGGGGTATTATATAGAGAAGTATGGTTTATTAAATCAAGGTCAATTACCTGAAGTTATTGACCGTGAATTGGAGAAAGAGGTTATTAAAGAAGTTATAGTTGAGAAGGAAGTTTTCATTGAAAAACCTGTTATTGACAATACAAAGATTGATGAGTTACAAAACGAAATTTATATTTTGAAAGGTAAACTTGAAAATCAAAAAGAAGTTGAATGTGGTAAATTACAGGAAACTTTGATGAACTTAAACAGACAACTAGGTGAAAAGAATGATGTGATAAAAGAATTAAGAAATAAGGTTGAGGACCTTGAAAATCTCACAAAAACTTCTTATGCTTTCTACATGAAAAGTTCAAATTTAAAAGATAGATTATAAAACAAACAAAAAATGATGACAACTTTAATTGCATGGTTCGTGTTGGCCTACGGGTTTTCCAACATTATGGTTTATGGTAGTATTTTCGAAGGATTTAGAACTACCATAAGTTTATTGGGAAATAGATTCTCAATATTTAAATTCTTCTCTGACCTATTGTCCTGTATGATGTGTACTTCTACATGGGTTGGATTTTTCTTGGGACTTGCCCTTATCTCCCCCTCTCATTACTTATTCTTAACTCCAAAATGGATATCATGGTTTTTCGACGGACTCATGGCTTCAGGGGCGGTATGGGCGATTAACTCAGTTGTTGAGTGGTTCGAAGAAAACAGACCAAAAACTAATCATTTATAAATTTAATATTATGCCAAAATCAAGAACTAGAAAAAATCACAAACAAAAGGTTGAAAATCGTAACAACCTACTCAAGGGTGTTCGACGTAAGATGGAAAAAGAATATACTGAAATGTTGGAAAAACAACTTCAGCAATATCAAGAACAAATGTCAGCCATGACAGAAGAGAACAACTCAGAAGTAGTTGACGTTACCCCACTTTAATATATGGATTTGTTTAATCCACCGCCCAATTTTAATTATAAAAATATGACTCACGATTTAAAAGTAGAAAATTTAGAAAACCCTTATATACAAGTCGTTTGGGAGGATTATGCGGAGAATTTCACTCAAGAAAAGATTAAAAGTGTTAGACAGTATTTCCAAAAAAAATACTTCTCAACTAATGTGAATGTTATAACCAAAACAATCATAACTGAAGAGACGACACATACTGTTGACATATCTTTTAATATTCTTGATAAGAACTATCAACATGAACTAATAAAGTCATATTTGAAATCCAAATCAAATGAGGAATTATTTGAAGAAGTTTATAAATTGGATTCAGTGGTGGATAACAAATTGGTGTTAGACCAGTCAGAAGCGTCCCCATTCAAAAGATGGTACATTAAAAACATTGAGTTCTCAAATTTTCTATCTTATGGTGAAAACCAAAAGTTGGATTTTGAAAAGTGTAATGGTATTAGTGTAGTTGAGTCTAACCCTCCAAATTTTGGTGGTAAGACGGTTCTGACGGTTGATTTACTTTTATTTCTTTTCTTTAACGAAACTACCAAAACAACAAAGGCTGAGGAAGTCTTTAATAGATTTACCGATAAGAATAAAGTATCGGTTAAAGGTGAAATTGTTATTGATGGGGATGAATATATTATTGTTCGTAACATTGAAAGAAAGAAAGCGAAATCGGGGGAATGGAATGTTAAGACTGAATTGGATTTCTTTAAAAAGTTATCCGATGGTAGTTTACAGAACTTTACGGGAGAGCAAAGAAGAGAGACTGAAACTTTTATCAAAACATCGATTGGGTCTAAGGATGACTTTTTGATGACAATCCTAACAACCGCAACCAATTTGGAGGAACTTATTGACTCCAAACCAACGGCTCGTGGTCAGGTATTGTCTCGTTTTATGGGACTGGACTTTTTGAAAAGAAAGGAAGAAGCCGCTAAGGAAATCTATGGAGAGTTCTCAAAGTCGATGATATCCAATATCTACAATAGTGAACAGTTAAAGACGGATATTGAAACTTATAATGAAACCATAGATACTAACAATAAGTCCATAACATTAGAACAAGGTAACTTAATTGACGTTCAAAATCGTATTACCAAAGGACAAGATTATCGTGATGGTTTATTGAAAAATAAACATACGGATATTGATAAAGAGATTGGTATGTTACAACCTGATAAGGTTAAGACTGAAATATCAGAATTGGAGATTCAAAAAACACAAGTTGAAAAACAATTATCTGAAATCAAAGTTGTAGAACCAAGTCAGTATTACCACGAAGACGAGCACGATAAGGTTAAGGAAGAATATAATACCGCATATAAGAAAAAAGTTGAGGTTGACACAAACATAAGTTCAATCGAAAAACTTAAAAGTTCTGTTAGTGGTGGAATAAAGTGTGAACATTGTGGTATAGAACTTATGAACGCCGCAATTACACAAACAAGAATATCTGAGCTTGACGGATTTATCCAACATAAAGGTGAAATTGAGGGGTTAATGCGGGATTTATCCGGCAAAGAGGAAGGTTTTGTTACACTTAAAAAAGAGTTCGATGAGTACGAAAAGAATAAGTTAATCAAAGAAAAATTGGAACTTAACATTGAAAGTATCAATTTTAAAATTGAAAAACTTAATGACAAGTTAACAAAATACGAACAAGCCCAAGAAAAGATTCAGACCAACAACAAAATTGATGAAATGTTGATAAAGGCGGACATTCGTCTTAATGAACTTGAAATCGAAAAAGACGGTATTAACAAAAAGATGACAGGATATCAATTTGAAATTGATAGTCTGAATGAAAAGATTGTTAATAACGAAAAGTTAATTGAAAAAATTAAGGAAGAATCGTCAAAGGAACGGGTTTATAAGGTATATTTGGAAACATTTGGTAAAAATGGCATCTCCAAACTAATTATGAAAACAATGATGCCTTTAATTAATTCGGAATTACAAAGGTTGCTTGAAGATAGTAGTCATTTTAGATTGGAAATACGAATCAATGACAAGAATGAAGTTGAGTTCCTGATGATTGATAACAATACTCAAATTGAAAAATTGATGTCATCAGGTTCGGGTTATGAAAGAACTATAGCTTCTTTAGCTTTAAGAGCCGTATTGAGTAAGATATGTTCTTTACCAAAACCAAACATTATAGTTTTTGATGAGGTATTTGGGAAGATTTCGAATGAAAATCTTGATATGGTATCAGAGTTCTTCAAGAAAATAAAAGAATATTTTGAAAAAATATTTGTAATAACACACAACCCTTTGGTTACAAATTGGTCAGATAATGTTGTCAGAATAGAAAAAGTTGATAACATTAGTTTTGTGAATCAATAATTTTAATTATTTTTGTAAAAAAAAACTATATGAAGTACATTATTTTTATGTTCGGTGGAATGGAAAAACAAGATGAATTTGTTAACTCACTATGTGATAATATTATCTTGAACATTAAAGTTGATTATATAAAATTTTTCTATGGTGATACCTCTTGTGTTTATACTTTTAAGAGTGACTCACAATTTGAAGAGGTATCAAAAACTATCACCAAAATATTACAAAATGTAAAAGTGTCTTATTTCTTATTACCTTATAGTGACTTTGAGATTGATGTTAAAATTGACGAAGAAACACTTGAACATTTATTTGGTAAAGATTTAGATGAAGAAGTGCCCGATTCCGATGATATGGATTTGGTTGAACCACAAACTTTTTTTTCAAGATTGGACGAGGCACTAGCGAATATGAAAGAAAATATAGAAGACTATGATGATGAGATTGATATTGACATACTACCAAGATTGAAGAAGAAGAAACAAACCAAAACTCTTGATGAAATTTTGGACCAGATTAACGAAAATGGTTTAAATTCGCTCACTGAAGAAGACAAACAACTTTTAGAAAAATACTCAAATATATAATATGAAAGAAAAAAACACTGGCATTCCGATTAATCAAGAAGAAATTCAACATTACCTAAAAGATATTCGTAAAATTAAGGTTATGACTCCTGAAAGGGAAAAAGAATTGGCTAAATTGATTCAATCTGAAAACATAACCAAGAAACAACGAGATGAAATCAACCAAGAAATTTTGGAAGGAAATCTCAGATTCGTTATCACGGTTGCAAAACAATACCAAAATCAAGGTTTGGATTTTCCTGACTTGATTGCTGAGGGTAACTTAGGTCTATTGAAAGCCATTCAAAACTTTGATTGGAGTAAGAACTTACGTTTTATATCATACGCAGTATGGTGGGTTAAACAATCAATCCTTCAATCACTTAATGACAATGCTCGTACAATTCGACTCCCTGTTAATGTGGTACAGGACCTACAAAGAGCAAAGAAAGAGGTTGCATCTAAAGGTGGAAAACTTGATGACCGATTTGAAATGTTACCTTCAATCATTGATTTGGATATGAACATAAATGAAGAAGGTGATACTTTGGTTGATGTAATTAAGAATGAAGAAGCGGACATGCCTGACGCGGTGTTTAATAACAAAGATGTTCTTAAGACAGAACTAGTTGGGTTGTTAAACATTTTGGATGAGAGAGAAAGAATAATTATAATGGATTATTTCGGACTATCGGGTACACCAAGAACACTCGAAGATATAGGGTCTGACTTTAATTTGACTAAAGAAAGAGTAAGACAAATTAAAGAAAAAGCACTAAGAAAACTGAGGAACGAAAGTTCGGTTTTGTTCGACTACATGTAAAAAACAAAAAACCTTCTATTTATTATGATAGAAGGTTTTTTATTTTATTTAAAAACTAATTTGATATGAAAAATTTTTTAAACATTTTGGATGTATGGGGGGTTAGATTAATGACCCTATTGGTTATTATTATTTTTATGAAAACTTGTTCTACAAACTCTCGAGTAGATAAAGTTAAAACACAAGTACAATTAAATAACGCAAAAATAGATTCTTTAGCCATTGAGTTGAGAAAAGAAATCAGAATCGAAGGTCTTGAAACCGAAAGAAGAATGATTCAATCAACCGATAGAGATATCATGGATGTGAATAGACAGGGTAAAATTGGAGAGATAATCGACAGTTTAAGAGTCCAGTAATGATAAAGAAGTCTTTACAGTGGATTAAGGATAATCCAAACAGAACAATGTTCCTGGTTCCAATTATATTGGTGGCCGGAATATCAATCTCTCACGTAGTTGCATGGTACGATATTGCTAACCCGATTAATTGGGCAATTTACCTTTCAATCGCAATTGAGGTAGGAGCAATGACTGCTCTTGTTGCCGCAACAAATAAAATTAAGGGTGGAGTTTGGTTTATGTTTGGGTTGGTAACCTTAATACAAATGATAGGTAACATTTTTTATTCGTATAAAGAAATCGATGCTAATAGTGAATTGTTCAAAGCATGGATGGAGTTAACTTCACCACTTTGGGAGGCTTTAGGGTCCGATACGAATGATGTTATCTCATTAAAAAGATGGTTGGCGTTTTTAGAGGGGGGATTACTTCCGATAATTTCATTAACGTCATTACACTTCTTTACAAAATATGATAGTGGTAAAAAGTCTGAAGTGGTTGTTGAAGAAAAGATTGTTGAGGTGGAAAAAATTGTTGAAGTTGAAAAGATTGTAGAAGTACCGGTTGAAATAGAAAAAATTGTAGAAAAATTAATCGAAGTACCGGTTGAGGTAGAAAAAATTGTAGAGGTTCCTGTCGAAGTTGAAAAAATAGTTGAGAGAATAGTGGAAGTTCCGGTTGAAAATAAGATAGATGAAGTGATTGAAGAACCAACAGAAACTGATTCGCAGGTAAAAAGACTAACCTACAGAAAATAAATCACAAATTGTGATGCATTATGATAGATGTTATCAAATACGGTGATTTCAAACCGACAGGAAAACAAAAGAAAAAACAACAGATTATTATCCAACACACTTCAAGAAACATTGAAGAGTATCTATTAGGTCTTAAATATAGATTTAATGGTAGGTATAAAAAAATACCTAATTATGTTGTAAGTCGAGATGGTAAGGTTTTACAACTTTTAAATAATGAATCTTACGGTAAAACATTTTCTGAGGAAAATATTAATAGAAATTCCATAGTTATTTCTTTAGAGAATTTGGGATGGTTGGAAAAAGAACCACTAAATAATCAATACGTTAACTGGATTGGAGATATTTATAAGGGTGATGTGTATGAAAAAAAATGGAGAGACTATTTTTTCTGGCAACCTTATACTGAAACCCAAATAGAATACACGGCAAAGTTGTGTAAGAAAATTTCAGAAGAAACAGGAATTCCGGTTGAAGTTGTAGAACATAACACACGTATAAATGGGGTTGAAAAATTTAGGGGGATAACATCAAAAAGTAATTTCGATAGTGTTTTTACTGAATTGAGTCCGGCTTTTAATTTTGAAACATTTTTAAAATATTTGAATGATGAACAATTCACATGATGAAATTAAGAACTTATTGAAAGCTTCAAGAAACATGCTTTCTAATAATAGAATTAATGAACAGATAAGTGATATCAAAAGTAAATATGGTATCATAACAGAACAAGGGTCTGATTTGGCTTCTGATAATATCAGTAAACCAATGAATATAGCTAAGTCAGTTGAGGATAAAATAGAAGATGACGCTGAACCTGATAGAGATAAAAGTCAAGGATATAGAATTTCTGGAGGTATCTTAGTTCTCCACGGGAAAGATTCGTCTGACCTAGAATTGACAACCGATGACAAAATCGCTTTCCAAGAAACTATGGATGAGTTTGTTAATGAGGTTTCAGATTTGGTTGACTTTAATAAGTTAAATGTTTATCCAAATAACGTAGAATGGTCAGGTAAAATCATAGACTTTGACATTGAATTTTTCTTTTCAATTGGAGAAGATGGAGGAATGTACATCAATGGTGATATGATTAAAGCGGATGAAAATTTTTTAGAGATGATTAATAAGTTGAAAACTTACTATGATAAATTTAAGTCAAAATGGGCAAAAGTTTTGGCATCACGTAAGAAAACAAACAAAACAGAACAATGAACGAAACTTTAAAAACAATATTGTTATTTTTGATAGTTGGTTTAGTAGGTTATTCTATTTTTATAACCAATGGTATAAAAACCGATGTTCAATCACACTATGATAAGATTGATAGTTTACAGATATCAATAGATTCAGCAACTGCAGTGAATTCTATGATAGATGAAAAATTATTAAAATTGGATGTTGACATAAACAATGTCACAAACGAAATTTTGGCTGTAGACCAAACAATAAATGATATTAAAATTCAAACAAATGGTAAGGTTATTAATGTTGATAAGTATACTCATACTGAGCTTAAAAAGTTTTTCTCAAAAAGATACAACTCAACTGGAAATTAGTACTCAGACGGCAAGACTGATTATTAAAGATTTAATTAAATATGATGGTTGTAAAGATGAACTAACTCAAGCCTATATTAAAATAGGAAAGTTAGAAGAAAGGGAATCTTTGAAAGATACCATGATAACTTATTTGGAGAAAAAAGATTCAACTTATCAGTTCATAATCAAAGAAAAAGATGGACAATTAACTGAATTTGCTAAAGCAAATACTAAACTTGAAAATGATTTAAATTCGAAAAATAAACAATTTAAATGGTATAAACGAGGCACCATCGCTGGAGGTGTACTCCTTGTAATACTACTATTAGTGATTTAAAATGGCACTTTCAGATTCAGATAAGAAACAAATAGAAGTTATGATTCGAAAGGAAATTAAGGATTTCATCGGAAGTAACACTATGAGACAATATGAGGATAAGATTTTAGAATTAGTGTCTAAAGAAATCCGTAGAGGTAAACTTGAAAGTGACACTAAAGAAATCGTAATAAAAGTCTTCAGAGAGTTCTATAATTTTATGTGGACTCAAAGAGGGTATTGGGAACCAAGATTAAAAAATGCGTAAAATTAAATTAACTGAGAATATTCTCAAGCAACTTTCTTCAAAAATCTCAGACAATATTTTGTCTAATCCTAACATTATGTCAACAAATCCTATCGAAGGAATGAAAGACATTAGTGTTTTACAAAAAAAGATAGAGAGTAACGAAGAAATTGAAGAAAAATGGTCTGAAAAATACAAAAAAAGTATAGATTGTAATAATCCAAAAGGGTTCAGTCAAAGAGCTCATTGCCAAGGTAAAAAAAATAAAGTAAAGGAAGAGATTGAAGAATCGGAAGTTAGAGATATAAAATTGTATGATTTGGCAAAACAACATGCAAAAAGTGATTCTACTGAAAAGATTTCCAAAATATATAATATTCTCAAGAGACAACTTAAAAAAGGAATGAAAGTTGAAATGGAACATGAGATGGGACTTAAAAAGGCTAAGAAAATTGCAATGGACCACCTTAAAGAAGACCCAAAGTATTATGACAAACTAGAAAAAATAGAAAATAAAGAGGCGACTGGTGCGGGAGGAGCGGGGGGTTTTGTGGGTCCCGTAGGATTCAATCCTGAAAGTGATTTTGTTAAGAAAAGTTTTAAAGAAACTCCTAAAAAAATTGAATCAAATGAAGCAACAGGGGCATCCTCCGCCGGAGCATATGACGCACCTGGTTTTGAGGATGTTAAAATGAAAGGTAATCATGAACGTGGTTCGGGTAAGTCATACAAAAATCCTCAAATACCTGGCGGTAAATTTGTTCAGGTTAAAAAGAAATGTAAAAAGTTTCCTTACTGTAATCAAGGTGATATTAAAGCTTTGAATATTTTTGAAAATGAAACTTTAAGTAATGTAATAAAAGAGGTGAGTAAGAAATATAATATTAGTGAACAAGTTGTCAAAAACATTATAGAGTACGAATATAATTTGATAAAAGATAAACTATAACGTAAAAATTAGATATTTATAAATAAAAAAATCACATGAAAAAGTCTTTAAATAACTATATTAATTCGTTAGTAGACAAAATTATTAACGAAACTATTGAAGAAAGAGCTGAGGAGTTGGTTACAAAATTAACCGAAGGTGATAAAATGGTTTGTGAACAATGTGGAAATATGATGACTGAAGGAATTTGTGAACAGTGTTCAGGGAGTGACATGAAAGAAGGTGAAGAATTTGACTATGTGGCTGAAGAGGAAGAATTTGGTTCAGACCCATTAGGTTTGGTTGATAGATTTTGTAAAACGGATAGTGAAGATTACAATGAAGCCACTTGTAATTACCACAAAGAAAATTTCATGGGAGGAGAAGTCAGTGAAAAACTACACGGAAGACAATCAAGAATTGATGTTGCCGAACCTAAAGGTAAAATCACTGGAGCCGACTTTAAAAAACTCAAAAGTATGAAAAAAGAAACTGATGAGGAAATGGAAGAAGGTAATGCTTTTACGGGTGCTTTATCTAAAGCTAAAAAAGAGGGTGATAAATCTTTTGAGGTTGGTGGCAAAAAGTTTGATGTTAGAGAATCTAAGAAATCAATTCAAATGACCGAAAGCGAAATGATTAATTTTATTGAGAAAATTGTTTTACAAGAAGAAGAGAAATTAAAATCAATGGGTAAAACTAAAGGTCTTAATGTGTATCAGAAAGCCCATACCGCATCAGGTAAAGAAAACAAAGAGTATTTAAAATCTCTTGTTAAAAAGATGAAAGATTATCTTAAAGATGGTTCTAAAGGAGAATACGACATGAATCCTGAAATATTTCCAAAAGGTAACGGTGAATTAGCCAAGATGGACAAAAAAGCTTACGAACCTTCAGACGCTGTTAAGGATTATACCGATAATCTTACCGCCGCAGGACAGGAAAATCTTGATTATGATGAAATCCATCCTAATGAAGATTGGGTAACTGATAATGTGGAAGGTTCATCAAGAACAGGTAATAATCCTGAGTGGGCGAATACTGGTAAATCAGATATTAATAAGAAACGCAACAAAGTTAGACAAGATAATATGTTAGCCAAAATTAAGAGAAAGGCGTATAATAAATCTCCACAACCAATCATCCAAGATAAAACAGATGGGGATTCAGGGTCCAAACTTATGATGAAATTAGAATCAATTGATGAAAAAACCACAAAGCAAATTAATGAAGAATTCGAAAGAATGAAAAATTTAATGGGGTATAATCAAAAGACTCAATAATATACATTAAAAATATCTTAACTATATTTTATCCATAAGAATTCTTATGGATAATTTTTTTAATTACGTTACAAAACAGGTTAATCCTGAAGAAGTTGATTTATGGTTCAAGAGTAACAATATAATTCCTGAAAAATTGGAATTGTTCTCAGATTTTTGTAGGTCATTGAATAACTTAATAGTAGAAACTTATTTAGGAGAATCCGATTCACCAAATGAGACTAAAGTCAATATGTCCGAAGAGGACAAAATAAATCACTTTGTTTGGTGTTGGAATAAAGTAGTCGACAATTTTTCAAAAGAAAAAATAAAGTTTAATAAAAAAGGTGAACACTTTGACTATTTTGTTTCATTTTTTGAAGAAATATTCTACAAACAAGAAAATAAAAAAGTAAGAGATTCGGTTACTGAGTTTTTTGAGGACCTTTTCGATTTAAAAACACCGTTCACTAAATCTGATTTAGATATGATAAGTACGGTTTATAAAGGTTTAGATAAAAACATGAATAAATAAAAAAATTGTTTTTCTCTTTACTACTATAAAGGAAAAATTAATATTATTTATAATAAATTTGTAAAAATAATTACGATGGAAACTTTAGAAAAAATCAAGTCACTGACAGAAGAACTGTCAATGGACGCGACCAAATTCTTCAAAGGTAATAAAAGCGCTGGAACAAGAGCTAGAAAATCTGCTCAAGAACTTAAGGCTTTGTTACAAACCTTGAGAGGTGAAATTTTGGAAGAAAGAAAAAAAACTGATAATGTTTAATATAGATAATTTATTTTTTTTTATTTTCATTTTTTCAGTTTTAGTTGTTTTGAGAACAACTATTAGGTTAATAGGCGCCCTATCACAAAATTCGGATGTAAGAGTCTTGAAAAGTGATAGGGAGCTTGTTATCTTAGGGTTAACAATATCATACATCATAACTTATTTATTTCGATAATCATATGAGTCTATATAAAGAATTTTCAAGTTTATTTCCTTATTTACAATCTGTAAGGAAATTAAAAAATTATCTTAGTTTTGATGTTAGTTTTCCGGAATCATGGAAGTTACCAAAAAAATATGTTGAGGAGGATAAGATTTTACAACAAGAATCACAAACACCTAATGAAAAATTATTTTCATTTGTTTCAGAATTTAATGAAGAAGAAGTTGAAAAAATTGCGGGTAATGTAAAAAGTATTATAAATTACAATTTGGAGAGAGAAGAGAAAGAACGTCTTTTCCAATCTAAAGTTGATGAGTTAAAAAATGTTTTTGAAAAACAAAGTTTGAATAACCTTAAAAATCTAAAATTTGATATCAAATCAATACAAAATTTGGAGCTAGAAGATAATGAAGACGAAATCAAGCCAACTGCAATGGCTACAAAATGAAATTGAGAAAGACAAACGAGATGCCGAGTTTGAAAAACTTAAGTTTATTGAACAAATTAAAAAATTAAAAAAAGAGGAAATTTTTCCTAAAAAATTAAGTTTATGGAAAAGAATACTGAGGTTATTTATGGGTTAATTGAAAGAATGGCTTTGGTGTCTGATGCAATAGACAGTTTATTTGTTAATGGGAAAAAGGTTATTGTTATAGAATTAAACAAGTTTGATTTTGAACAAACCAAAATACAGTTTAAAAATGTTGACCCAAAATTAAACCAATTCAAAATAGATATTTCAGGTATTGAGTTTATTTTTATTTTGGATGAGTTGTTGAATGTCTTTGAAGATAAGACCGAGGAAAACCTTGGTTAACCAAAATATCATATAGGTATTTTCTATGTATTGTCGAATAGTCTTTGACTAATATACAATCGTTTTTGTTTATTTTTCTTAAGTATTGACCTAACTCATCTAAAAATCTATTTGAGTCGGAATCGTTCTTAAATGTAAAAAGTTTATAATTTTCATCTATCTGTACTATAACTTTATTATTGAGTTTGGAAATCATTTTGATTCCTGTAACCTTTAGATATTTCTGTATAAACTCTTTAGAATTAATTTTTTTCTTAGTTTGGTAGTCTAAGAATTCCTCTTCAATTTCATATGAAATTATTTTACTGATTGTAAACTCCTCGTCATCTAAATCAACTTTGATTTGCCTACCAAGTTCATCTTTAATAAAAAGTTTTTCCTCGTTTGATTTCTTTTTCTCCAATATGGCAAGTTCATAAAATGAATGACTACCGTTCTCGTACTTAACAGGAAAAACAACTTCATTGGATTCTTCAATAAGAATTTTAAACTTAGCATTTGTTTTTTTATAAGTTTTAAACTTATTGATTATTTTCTTTTTTATTTTATTTTTGAATAAAACAATTTGGAAATTATAGTCCATACTAAATAATAAGAATCATTAAATAATTTTAAATATTGATTATGAGTGCTGAAAGTTATTACAACATTTTAGGTGTTTCAGAAACCGCAACACAAGATGAAATTAAAAAAGCTTATAGAAAGAAGGCTGTAGAACATCACCCTGATAAAGGTGGTGATGAACAAGTATTTAAAAAAATATCAGAGGCGTATGATACGGTAGGTGATGAGAATAAACGCAGACAGTATGATGCTCAGAAAAATAATCCATTTGGAGGAGGGTTTAATCCGTTTGAGGATTTCTTCTCTCAATTTGGAGGAAGACAACAACGTCAACAAAGACCTCAAGTACCTGATAAGGTTGTAAATCTTGATGTTACAGTTATTGAATCTTATTTGGGTGTCGATAAAACAATTAATTATAGTCGTAAACACGCTTGTAATACATGTAGTGGAAGCGGAGGAGATAGAAACACTTGTAGTAAGTGTAATGGACAAGGTTTCGTTACAGTTAGAATGGGTAACGGAATGTTCATTCAAATGATGCAACAGATGTGTGATTTATGTGGGGGACAAGGTTCTGTATTGACAAGGAGATGCGTTACTTGTAACGGACAAGGTACAAGGTCTGAAATGGAAAGTGTTACATTCAAATTACCGCACGGCTCAGACAACGGTCAATTCTATAGAATGAATGACTTAGGTGATTATCATGGTGGTTTTTACGGAAACTTAGTTATTAAAGTTAACTTGGTTAATTCAGATAACTTTGAAAAAACAGGTAATGACTTAATTTATAACTCTTACCTCAATTTAGATGATTTAAACAAAAATTCTGTTGGTGTTCCTCATCCTGATGGTGAAATGAGAGTTAACTTTCCTTTAGAGTTTGATACCTCAAAACCCCTTAGAGTAAAATCTAAAGGGTTCAAAAATGGGGGTCAAGGGGACCTTTATGTAAAATTGTTCGTTAAGTTTAAAAGAGGTTGATTATATTCTCGATAATTTTAACGGTCCCATAAACTGCGGATATCAAAAAGTAAATCGAGAAAATTATCAAAGGGGTAGGTAACGCGGATAATGGTTTCTTAGCGTTACATGTTTTACATGATTTTTTTTCAGGGGTGATGTCTATTATATTGTTCTCCATATTATTAATTTTGAATAAAATATAAGGGTTATTTTCAAATCTATAAATATTTTATTTGCTTTTTTGGTATTTCTTTACTATATTTTGAATAAATCAGATAAACATGCAAAAACTTTCGAGTAACACACTTTCCATATTTGAATCCGCCACAAATGAAAAGGACATTGAAAATGGATATAGATATTATTTCAAAACTATAATTGGTGATATAAATTTTACATCACCTTATGGTTGTGATGGATTTGGAGTTTCTGAAAGTTTGGGGATGAGGGTTCTATGTGAATTTAAAGATGACCTTAGTTTAAGTTCAAGAAACGAATTGGTTAAAGTTCTTTGTCAATCAATCTATTATATAAAGAAATTTGAATTATCAGGCCAGAAACTACCCAAAACTATTTTCATTGGGGATAGAAACGAATGTTTGGTTTTGCACGTTAATGACGTTTTCCATTATCTATCAATTAACTTTGATTGGAATATCGCACCATCAAACGCTCACAAAAATTTGGACCTATATCAGAAATTATTTAATGATGATAATATTAATCCATTCATATTTTCTGTTGAGGATTTACCAACCGCTATCGATAAGTGTAAAGATTTGAATCAAAATGTTAAACGATTGATTCCGGTAACACCTCATAATATAACTGAAGTATATAACTATTTTGAAAAGAATGTTGTTGGGTCTCATAAACTATCAACCAATGAATTGTCAAATTTATTCATTCAGATATTAATATCACCCGGTGAAAACTATCTCCATCCAATCAAAGGAAAGAAAGTTGTTGTAACAAAAAACTTTGGTGAAGTTACTGTCAAAAGTAAGGAAGCGTTCGAATCTTTTTTCTCTCATTTTTCAAGGGAATATACTCCAAGAGAAAAAGAAGCTCTAACTTCAATTGTTGACAGGCTTGTTGAAGATACAACTCGTCGTAAACAAGGTGAGTTTTTTACTCCAACAATTTGGGTTGATAAAGCTCATGAATATATTTCATCTGTATTTGGTGAGGATTGGAAGGAACAGTATGTGGTGTGGGACCCGGCTTGGGGGACAGGGAATTTAACCCGTGATTATAAGTTCAAGGAACTTTATGTTTCAACGTTGAACCAATCTGATATTGATACTGCGAATCAAATGGGATATAATCCTGAGGCGGTTAAGTTTCAGTTTGATTTTTTGAACGACCCCGATGAAAAACTTCCCCAAGGGTTAAAAAATGCTATTGATGAAGGTCGTGAGATTATTGTGTTTATGAATCCACCTTATGGGACTTCTTCCACATCGGAAAATAAACACAAAGAAGGGACTTCACTTACTAAAATTTCTGATATTATGAAATTAGAAAAATTAGGAAAATCTTGTGAACAACTTTATGCTCAATTTTTATTTAAAATAAAATCATTAAAAATTAACCACATCTGTATATTTGCCAAACCTAATTTTTTTTCAAGTTCAGGTTTTACTGAGTTTAGAACAAAAGTATGGTATGAATATCACTTTAAAAATGGATTTGTAATGGATTCTTCAGAATTCGCAGATGTAAAAAAATGGCCTTTAACTTTTACAATATGGAACAAATAAAATTAGATGTTTTACAATCAAAAGATTTTTTAATCACAAAGATAGGTGAGAAAAAATTTTATAACATTGACAAAGAAGTTTCTTTGAATAAATGGATGGACAAAAAATTTGGAGATAATATTTTTGGTTTTTTAATTTCTGATGCTAATAATTTAGAAAAAAGTGTTCGTTCAGTTTATTTCCAAAACGCACCTGTTAATAATAACAATAAGAAATATAAAATTGGTAATCATAATTTTATTAAGGCAGTTACACTGTTTTCGGCCAGAAGATTACCAAATGTTACATGGTTGAATGAAAAAGATGAATTTTTAGCTCCTACTGAGAATATAAATAATTTTTCATATGACTCAATTGTTATTTCACTTTTTAATAACGCTTCATATCAGAAATCCAATAATGAACTAAAAAACGAATTTTTTTGGTTATCTAAAAACGAAATGCTTGAACTTTCAAATCAAAATAATTATTCTGACCTTTATAATGACGCAAGAACTGATTCAGATAGATACGTTCATAAATTACTATTTGGTGAAGAAAGAATTTATGATAAACTATCACCTGACGCAAAATTAGTTCTTGATAAAGCAACTGAATTAGTTAGGAAGTCAATGCAAATGAGAGAGATATTTGCAAACGATGAAAATCATCTTAAATCATGGGACGCAGGTTACGCTCAACTCAAACTTATTTGGAAAGAATATTATGCTGATGAATTCAAAGAATTCAGACAATTATATAAAAATTTGGAAGACAGAATGAGACCATTAGTCTATGAACTAGGATTCCTTTTAAAATAAAAAATCATGTTATCATACATCGGAGGAAAATCAAAAATAGGTAAATGGATAGTTCCATATTACCCAACTGATATGGAAACATACGTGGAAACATTTGGAGGAATGTTCTGGTGTTTCTTTAATATGGATTTGAAACAATATCCAAATCTAAAACGGGTTGTTTATAATGACTTCAATCCACTAAACTATAACTTGTTTATGTGTCTTCAGAACCCTGAAGTATTACTTTCAGCGGTTAATAGAATACCATGTCAACAACAAGGAGTTGAGGAAACACCAGTAGTATATAAAGAACAGTTTAACGAGTTTCAAAAAGAAATATTCGGGGATGGTTTCACAATAAACTATCCTGATTATGATGTTGCCGCAAAATACGCTTATGTTTTGACACAAGTGTTTAGTGGTTCTAAACCTGAAACAAGTTCATTTATTGACCTAAAGGGTAAATACAAATCAAAGTATCTTACGTTCAGAGACAAATTATCTAAACCTGATTGGGTAGAACATTTTAACAGGATAAGTCATTTTAGATTGGGTGACTTTGAAAATGTTATAAAAGAATTTGATAGTCCGACAACTTATTTCTATCTTGACCCCCCGTATTGGAAGACCGAGAATTATTATTCAAATCACGACTTTGACCGAGATGACCACGAGAGACTGGCAAATGTGTTGAAAACTATTGAAGGAAAATTTTCGTTATCTTATTATGATTTCGTACTTTTGTCGGAGTGGTTTCCCCAAGACCAATATAGATGGGAAAAGAAAGAATTTGCTAAGGCTGCCGCGGCAAAGAAAGGACAATCCCAAAATATGGGAGAGGAACTACTTATTATGAATTATTTTTAATTTATTCGATATTTATTAAGTAAAAACATTCAAATGAGATTTACACAACTTCTAACAAATTTGATTTTGGAAAATTCAAGATTCCAAGTTCTGTATGACAAAATGGTTAAACCATCCAAAGGACAAGAAGGTGAAGGTAGAAAACCTAAAGGTTTAATGGACTTTGAAACGCTCAAGGCGATTATTCTTGCGGACCCAACAACTAGAGTTCCTCAAGGTCAAGATATTGATGAACTTAGTGTTGAGGACATGGAGAATGTTAAAGTTGGTAAGTATACTCAATGGATGTTGAAAAATTTTGTACTTCCAACATTTCAAGATGAAAGAGCTAATATGGAAAAAGGTACCGCCGAATACAAGCGTGTGATGAGTGAATACCAAAGATTGTTCTTGGAAGACTTACACAAAATGACCGAAGACCTTAAAAAGTACGAGAGATTTAAGAATCAGTTACCTCAAGATAAGAGAGATATTAATAAGATATCTTCAGACCAACTTTTTGATTTGGTTAAAGATTTTAAATTAGAAAAGACCAAAGCATCAAAGCAAGAGAAAGAAGAAGCTAAAACATCATATCAATACCCTGGTAGTGAAATTGTGTTTAGAGGTCCAAAATGGACTTTGATAAAGATTGAAGACCAAGGTGCTTTAGGTAAAGCGGCGGCGGTTTTCTTCGGAGGATATCAAGATGGAGATAGTGGTGAATCTAGATGGTGTACATCGGCACCTGGGTTGAGTTATTTCAACGGGTATATTAAAGATGGTCCGTTGTTTGTGGTATTACCAAATGATGACAAAGGTCAGGTAGGTAAAAGAACTGGACTTCCCGTAGAGAGATTCCAATTTCACTTCCCATCTAACCAATACATGGATAGACATGACAGACAAATCAATTTGGTAGAATACTTGAACGGACCAATGGAAGAATTAAAAGATTTCTTCAAACCTGAGTTCGCTAAGGGTCTTGTAAGTAAAGGTGGAAATAAAGTTGAAGTTAATTATCCTGATAGTTCGGCGGGTAAATTTATCGCTCTTTACGGATTTGATGAATTGTTTGACAGTTTGCCTGACACAATTGAACATCTTATTGTTACAAACAAATCAAAAGAAAATATTGCTTTGGACGTTCCAGAAAGTATCACAAGATTTAAGAACCTTGATGCTTTACTAATGTCAAATATTGTAAGAACATTACCTGAAAATTTGGGTGATTTGAAAAATTTGAAGTTTTTAAATTTGGCAAATAACAAAGATTTAGTATCTTTGCCTGAGTCAATCAAGGATATTCCTAATTTGGCACTACTGAATTTGAAAAAAGCTAACCCTAATGTTGTAATACCACCAGCTTTAAAAGAGGTATTATCTGATGAAGGAGAAGGATTTTTCTATCTCACTTAAAAAATACTCGTATGAAAAACATTGATGTTGAAATCTACCTTAACCAACTCATCACATTTTTTGAGAAAAACCCAAACGACCTGACCGAACTCATTGGAACTTCAATGAAAGATACTTTTTTTGATAAAGTAAGAGAGGCTTGTACGGAAAATGTTGAAAATGGTGATGAGGTGACCTTAACAAATCAACAATTAATTGATATTGTTCTTGATATTAAAGGTGTTAAGGGTTCAAAAGAAGAATTAGAAGTTATTAACAAAATATTTGTTAAAAACAAGTTTGGAACTTTTTGTTTAAATTAATTTGGTGGGACAGAGTTTCCGCCATATATTTGTACCACAATTAAAAACAATAACCCATGATGACAATTCAAGACCTCAAATTCAAAGCTCCTTCAGTATTCACCACTGAAAAATCGCCAAAAGTATCTGACCGTTATATGATGGTTCCCACTATCGATGTCGTAAATAAGTTTATGGATGCAGGTTGGGAAATATCAAAAGCGAATCAAGTTGGTTCAGGGCCATTTAACCGTCACTCAGTTCGTATGAGAAACTCAGTTCTCCCCAAGGTTGGTGACTCTTTGGTTGAAGCTATCATTACCAACTCACACAATGGTACATCTAAACTTGAAATCGGAGCAGGACTATTCCGACTCGTATGTTCCAACGGACTTGTTATCTCACAACAAGAATTGATTTCACTCAATCAACGTCACATGAAAATCTCAATGGACGAGGTTGAGATGATTACTGAGACATTCATCAAGTCAACACCGGTGATTGAACGTTCAGTTAACCGTATGTCTGAGATTAAGATGGATACAGACAAACAGGTTGATTTCGCAACCAAGGCCATGGGTATCCGATGGAAAAACACTGAGGATATTTCCACAATGACAATTGATAGTATCCTTAATCCAATCCGTCGGGATGACATGGACCCGACACTTTGGAACACATTCAATGTGGTCCAAGAGAAACTAATTCGTGGTGGTTTTGTTAAACAACAGAGTAACAAAACACGTCAGGTGAAACCAATCACATCCCTGACTATGGACACCATGATTAATCAAAAATTGTGGGAACTCGCTGAGTCCTATATCTAATCAAAATGGGGGAGGAAACTCCCCCACTTTTAACTTATTTTTATGCAAGAAGTATATACCCAAAAATTTGAGACATTTCAAACAATTGATTTCTTTGACTTTAATGTTTTGGAACATAGAGAACAAGAAGAACAGGTTGGTATTTTTTTTGATATTTTTGGAAACACTAGGTTTAAAACATCTTGGGCTGAAAAATCTACAAATCTAACCAAAGAATATTTTGAATTGAACAAAAAGAATACCTTATGTACATTAATTCACAAAAGGTTGAGTATTTTTGTAGTTAAGAATGAGGATAAAGTTACCCTCAAATACTTCTTATATACACGTATTAAAAAAGTTGGTGAAGTTTTTTATCGTGTTAGTACCACTTGTCATTATGTTTCTTACAATATTAAACGAAATTGTTTATATGTTGGTAAATTAATTAATTTTCATAAGAAACGAAAGACTATAAAACATGTAAAGATTCATACTTTTGACAGAGATATTGTCACGGACGCAATTATAACAATTAATTTGTGGTACAATCATGTTTTTGAGGACCGCCCCGAAAGAAAAATAAACAATATTTTTGGTCACAATGCGGTCAAAGAATTTTTGGCAAATATTCCTGGTGTGCAATACCATAAGAATAAGATATCAAGTCAAACAATTTATAAAACCATACTGACAAAAAAAGGAGTTAAACTTTGTGACAACTGGGCTGTGTTTACTTGTATGTATCCACAACCAAAAACTAAAGACTATAAAAAGAATGGGCCAAAGTATTTGGATTCTATTATGATGTTGAATGAATTGAACGGTGATAAAATAAAAAGAGTATTACATAAGCTTAAAAACTTTAATCCTAATCTATTTAAGACCGCAGTAAATTTTTTTGGAAAAGATTATATTTTAGGTCAAAGTGACGAGACTCTTATTGACATATTTGAATCTACTTGTGATAATGAATTTTATGTGGATTTCTCCATGATAACTTCAAAAAAAGAAAGAAATAATATATTTGAAATATTCAAACTTGTTGCCAAGGGTGAAGTCGATGTCCACACTTATATTGACCATTTTAGGTTTATTAGAAACATTAGAAGATTTGAACATGTAAAATGGAACTCAGCCACTTATGATGATTTCAGAGAGGAACATCTCAATCTAACCGAGTTGAATCAGTACTATACAAAAGGTACGTTTACTAGAATATACGGAGACAGGTTTATTGATTATATATCAAATGGGATTAAATATGAGAATGACACATACTACCCTGAAATTTTAAAAACATCTAAAGACTATAATTTGGAATCGTTTGTTCAGTCAAATTGTGTTAAAGGGTATGTTCAAAGAGCCTCCGCGTTGATTGTTTCCCTTAGAAAGGGTGATAAAGAATCTAAAGAACGATTGACAGTTGAGTACCGAATAAGTAAGGGACATTCTATGCAAATAGATAGAGTTCAAACAAGAGGTAGGTTTAACCAAGACCCTGGACTTGACTGGAGTTTTGCTCTTGAAGTTTTGGATGAGAGAATGAACAGTTCTTTGGTGTATAATCTATTTGAGTTACCTAAAATTGTGTGTAAAGTTGGTAATAAAGAATTTGTATCCAACTCGATATTCGAAGAGCCTATAGGAAATACAATTAGACCTGTTAGACCTACAAATCTTTTTAATTTATTGAAGTCATCTCAGGATTTAATTTGGGAGGATAAAAATATCACTAATATTGATTATGCGGGTAATGATATAGTTACTATTTTGGATGATGATTTAAATTTCTAATATGATTGAAGTACCTAAATTTTGTGTTGACAAATTTAAAACCACATTTGGTTATGAACCGTCATTTATTCAAATAAAGATGGATAACGATGAACGTATTGAAAAACTAACTTCTAAATCAAGAACAATATGGTTTTCATCCGTTTTTAGACATAACGGTGTGTTTATAAAAGAGAAATTAGTTGAATATGATGCGATGGGTATCTATATTTATATTTTAAGAGATGACGAATCTCCTATAACCGATGTGACATTCATGACCACTATTGATAGACAAAGTGTTTCAGAATTCACAATACACAATCTAAATAAAAAATAAAATGGAATTAACTTCAGAACAGTTTGAACAAAAAATGAAGAGCGGCGAAAAGATGGTCGTTGAATTTTGGGCCCCATGGTGTGGACCTTGTAAAATGATGAAACCAACATTTGAAAAGGTTTCTCAAAATCTTAAAAATGAAAACTTTGGTGTTACATTGTACACCATGAACGTGGACTCAAATAGAGACACCGCTATGAAATATGGTATACGTAGTATCCCTACAACTAAAGCTTTTTCAAACGGTAAAGAATCTTCAACTAAAGTTGGAGTTTTGGGTGAATCACAAATTAAAGAATTTGCAAATAGTATATTAAATGGATAAGATTGTAGTTGTGTTCACAATGAAAACATGTGGATTCTGTGAACAGTTCAAAAATAAATTGAACGAAAATAACATTAATTTCGTGAATAGAGATATTCATGAAAATAAAGAAGAGTATGATATGTTTGTTAAAAAAACAGGTAATGATTTTGTACCTTCTTTTATGATTATTGAATCACCAAATGAAAATCCTGTGTCTCATTTGTATGCACCAGGAAGAGATTACGAGGATTTGGACAAGGCGGTTAGTATTATTAAGGAACACGTAGGTTAAATGAATCTTAACTTCAATAAACATGGAAAACTCCATACCCCAATTACTTATTGGGAATTGGAGGATGGTAATACTGTGGTAATATATCAGGGTTCGAGAGGTGCGAACCCTGATTTAGATTTTATTGTTAAGTACAAAGCTCCTAACAAACGACTTAGAGCTCCATCTCATACCCATTGGATTGTTGATTTAATTATTAAGTCAAAGTTCGCACCCGAAGATTTATGTTCTTTTGTTAAAGAATGGATTGAGATATATGACACGATTGAACCATTTAAAAACGTAGAAGAAAGAGAGAGTTATCAATTAATTTATAAAGACTATTTTAGTCAAAAATATTTTACGATAGATAATTTAGGTGAATTCTCAGTTGAATTTGTTTCAACTTTAATTGAATTATTTATCAGGTGTGAAAAACAAACACCCGATGCTTTTATGTTTAAGAATCTCTTAATTTTAATTAGTGATTATTGTCAGGATAAAAAAGATTTTTATCAAGTTGTCTCTTATTCTAAGAGAGTTTAGATAATAAATAATTCACTTATACGGTCTTTTTTTAACCATGGTTTTATTTCTAATTGAGAATCAATTTCTTTAGATAAATCGTAATTCTTAAGTGTTGTATTAGAAAATCTTGGTATATTAAAATCAAAAACGTCTAAAACCATAGATTTAACTTTTTCAGATAGGTAAGGTGAGCCTGATATAATTTGAATATCTAAATCTCCATTTTCATCTTTAACATCTGAAATTTTAAAAGTTATTTTGTCAGTTTTGATTGATGAGAATAATTGGTTACAAATGTATTCTGAATAGTAGTAATGTGCTCTACCGTTATCTAAACTATAACCGTATGGAAACTCAGATGTGACACAAACATAATTTCTACTAAACATTGAATTGGGTTCGGTTAAATGAGTATATTCTAAATCAAATAATAATTCTTTTCTAAAGTCTAAACTGTTATAGTAAACATCCATATGGTTGTAAACGTAACTCAATACCTTTTCATGAAATGAAGGACACATGGTATTATGAAACTCAAAGTAAGATTCAAATATTTCATCGAATCCTAAATTATCATATTCAATTAGGTCAATTACGTTAATTCTTTCATATTCTAAATCAACCATTGTTTGTTTATTTTCTTCGTAGAATCTTTCTTTTATTTCAGATAAATCCAAAATAGTTTTAGATTCGGTTTTTCCCGCAACAACCAAAAAGTTTTTGAAGTCTGAAACCTCGATTATTGTTTTATATTTTTTTTCTTTTTGAATTTCGCAAAGAATAAAATCCGCAAACTTATTCACAATGCCTCTTCTCGATTTTGGATTAATATACCTCATATAAAATGTTTTTGAAATAGATAAACAAAAAAATTCAAATCCTAAATACTTTAAATAAAAAAGGGGATAAAAATCCCCTTTTAATTTTTCATGAAAAATTACTTTTTGTAATATTTCTCCACTGTTTTCCTAATAGACTCCTGAATATTTTGATTGTTACTCGGTGGTGGAGCCTGTTGAGGTTGAGGTTGTGGAGGAACCTGCTGACCCAACGGCTGAGGTTGAGGTTGAGCCTGATTACCTTTGTTTTTACATCCGCATCCCATAACTTTTTATTTTTAAACGTTTATATATCATAAATATCTAAATTTGGTGTATATTGTAAATATTTTATTTGAATTTACAAATATTTATGATTATGACAAAAAGTCTTAGTTTCAAAAATACCATAAAAAATATGTTAGTAGAACAGAGTGAAGATGAGTTCTACAAAATATCACCTGAGGAGTTTACAGAACTAATGAAGTTTGGTAGTTATCATGGTAAAGGTGTAAGTAAATTAAAAATGTTTGGAGGTAAACCGATATGGATTACCGGTAATTTAGATTTGTCAAATACTCCTACAGACTCATTAGGTAATGTTAAATATGTTGATGGTAGATTAGATATCAGTAGAACAAATATTAGTGATTTGTCTGGTGTTAAGGTTAAAGGATATATTTGGGATGGAGGTACACCTATTGAAAAAAAGAGACTTGCCGCCATTTTAAAAGAAAAGATGGAAGAGGCTGAAGAAAGACGACAAAGAGATGAATGGAGTGTAGAGGAAGGAGACGAAATAGGTTTAAGAGCCCAAGCACTATTTAAAAATTTGATAAATGATGAAAAAATTTTCGCCATAACAGGAGAAGATATTGGAAGATTAGAAGGTTTGAGGGCTGATTTGGAGGAGTTAAATAATAGATATAGTGAAACCGAAGGAGAAGATGATGATTTGTTAAGACAAATAAATGATATTGAGGAAAAGATTCGAGAAATACAACAAAATTCCGCAGACGTATATAACATAGTACCAATGAAATATAACTATTATGGTTTACCTCAGTTTGAAGTTATTGGTGTTGATGATTTAGTAGGGGAAGAATATGCGGTTGGTGATGAAAGTGAAATGGATGACGCGGCACTTCAATATGCTAAAAACTACCTTGATGAGGCTGGTATTGAAGGCTTAAGAGACCATTTTATTGAGGACCATTTAGATACTGATGCGATTGAATATTTCTTCAAAGATTTTTATGATGATGATGTTAGGAATAATCTTGATGTTTATTTTGATGAAAGTGAACTACCTAACACAGAAGAACAAGAAAAAAGGAAACAGGAATTAGAGGAATACATTACCAAAGCGGAAGGAGTCGTTAAAAAATTTGAACAAAAACAAGAGAACCTTAATAACAAAACTGATGACCCTGATGAGTATACTAAACAGTATAACGAGATTCAATCAAAAATAGATATCATTCAAAATCATATTGACAACTCACAAGAGGAAATTGATAATATGGAATCCACAGGACAGGTAACTGAGGAGATGATTGAAGAAAAAATTGAAGATATGGTATCAGATAAAATGAGTGACCCAAGGGGTTCTTTATCTGAATTTGGTATGGATATTAGTGAATATGTTGATATGGATTCACTGGCAGAAGCACTTGCTAAAAGTGATGGGTATGAAATTTTAGCATCTTATGATGGAAGTTATGATACTGAAATGATAGACAACAAGTATTACTATATAATGAGAGTTAACTAAATCTTTTTTTTATCACTGATATCAACTATATTTGTGATAACATGTCTAAAAAAACCAAAAATAATAATTCTTTTGTAATGAACACCGATTGGCTCTTCAATGGGACAATCGACGCCGAACAAAAAGAATATGTACTTTTAGGTTACTTCCAAAAAATGAATAAAAATTTGGAAGAGATGAGAATTTACCCTATGTTTACCGAACTTTCAATACATTTGGGTAATATTCAAACATTGTTAACTCAAAACAAAATACTATATACCGACAAAAAATTAACCACAGATAACGATGAAATCTTTATTAAAGATTTGAAGGTTAAGGACATACCTGATTTAACCGACGAGCAATTTGCCGAGTATCAAAAAATAATCAGAGTGAGTCAACCAATGTTATTTGATTATTTTAACATAGCCAAATCATTGTGGTCGTTAGCTTACGATTCGGTAACCGTAAATGTTAAGAGGAATAAAAATAATTTAACAAGTAAGACGGGATTTTATTACACAATATATAAAGATAATCTTTATGTTTGGAGATATACTATGAAAAAAATTAGAGGGTTTAATAACCAAGTTAGAACCGATGCTAAATTGATATTTAGTGGAAGTCCTGACTCAACAGTTATTAAGGTCATATCACAAACATCACCAACTTATAGAAAAAACAACGAAAGTAAGTTACCTATAATGGAAGTTGTTTGTCATGAAATGTTTCCACTGAATGAAACATTGGTACCACTAATGAAAAGAAAAGTTGTATCTTTGATACATCAAAGTATTAAAGTTGAAAAGTTATTAGAAGAAAGTAAAACAGTTGAAAATGGGGTTCAATAAATTAATAGTCGGAAAAAACAAAATAAAGGAAATTGAGTCGGATTTAAATTTGATTGAAATTTATAAAAAGTACGACGCCATGATATTTGAATCTAATGAAATAAGAGATAAATTTAAATTTTTTGAAAATGAATACAATCAAAAAAAAGTTATTGGATAAGTTAAGAAGACCTGTTCATATCACATTTATTTCTAACCATATTTTAAAACTTTCTATGGAAGAAACTGAAAAATTTATCAATGAAATGGTTGAAGAAGGTTTGATTGAAGAAAGTAAGTATGGTAAAGGTTATTATGTTGTAAAAAGTATATAAAACTATGAAAGAAATGGTAAATCATCCTGACCATTATGGTGGTGAGGAAAACACATATGAAGTTGTAAAGGTATGCGAGGCTTGGAATCTTGATATGGATGCTTATTTGTTTAATGTTGTAAAATATGTGGCAAGAGCCGGCAAAAAAGATTCTGATAAAGAACTGCAAGACCTTAAAAAGGCTCTTTGGTATCTTGATAGAAAAATTAAAAATTTAGAGAAGAAATGATTGAAAACTATATAAATAAAGTAATCAATGGTGATTGTATTGAGGTAATGAAAGAAATGCCCGAGTCATTCGTCGATTTGATTGTGACATCGCCTCCATATGGAGTTGGAATTAATTACGATACTCATGACGATGATGTTGAGTTCCAAGATTATCTTGTTTTTACAAGACAATGGTTAACCGAAGCCTACAAAGTAATTAAGGACGATGGAAGAGTCGCAATTAATATTCCTTATGAGATTAATAGACAAGGTAAAGGGGGGCGAATATTCTTTGTATCTGAAGTTTATCAAATAATGAAAGAAGTAGGGTTTAAATTCTTTGGAATTGTTGATTTAGAAGAAGATAGTCCACATCGCAGTAAAACAACCGCATGGGGTAGTTGGATGAGTCCATCAAGTCCTTATATCTATAACCCAAAAGAATGTGTAATACTTGCATATAAGAAACAACACATCAAGAAAGTTAAAGGTGAACCACAATGGAAAGGAGAACCTATCACAACCGAGGAAGGTAAGACAAAGATGTTATATACCGAACAGGATAAGAAAGAATTTATGGAACTGGTGTTCGGACAATGGAAATATTTGAATGACTCAAGACCAATGACAAAGGCGACTTTCTCAATGGATATTCCTACCAAAGCTATTAAGATTCTTACGTATAAGAATGACATTGTATTAGACCCCTTCAATGGAAGTGGTACAAGTTGTGTGGCTGCGGAAATTTTAGATAGAAGGTGGATTGGTATTGAACTTTCTGAGAATTATACTAAGATTGCTACAGAAAGGATACAATCCTTTGTTGACCAAAAAAGGCAACAAGTTTTAGAGTTTGAAAATGGGGGTGAATAACCTCCATTTTTGTTTTATCTAATATTTATATAAAAAAAATCTATGAATAACAAAATTATTTCAGAGGAACAATTTAAAGATAAATTAATCCAAATTTATAATGAGGAGAAACATTCCTTGATTAAAGAAAAAATTCAAATGTATGTTGAGAAAAGAAAGTCTTCAGTTAACGAGGAAGTTCAAGATTCATTAACAACATTAAAGAATATTTTTGGAGGTAAAAAATAATGAAAAAACTAATTTCTGAAAGTGGTATAAGAGATATTAATGCTTTAGCTCAAAGATACCCAAAGGCCGAAATATACTTTCACCAGGACCTTGATGGTGTTACTACCGCGTTAGCCATGAAATCATATTTGGAACAACATGGAATTAAAGTTGTAGACGCTCACGTAATTCAATACGGAGATAAAGAGTTCTCAATAAAAAAGAACGATGCAACAGGTGACGTAATGCCTGTTCTTGTTGATTTTGCTCACGGTAAACCAATGTTTGTTATTCACACTGACCACCACGATAGACAAGCTGGAGCTGAAGATACGAAGTCTACGTCATTTAGACAATCTCGTTCAAATGTGGAGACTATATCACAAATTGTATCACCAAAAGAAATATTCCCTGATAAAGATGTTTTATTAATCTCAACAGTAGATTCGGCCAACTTTGCAAAATATGATATCACACCAGAACAAGTCATGAATTATTTGTTCAAGTTTGATAAAGATTCATCATTGCTGAAGAATAAAATGGCTATGGGTATGGTTGCTAATAAATTATTATTAGCCTTTAAAAACAAACCTGGGTTTTTGGAAAAATTAGTGATGGATTCAACACCGTCTTTAATTAATATTCTTGTCAACATAAGACAAATTATGAAGGAAAAAGGATATGCGGACATTCCTGACCTTGAAAAAAATAAGGAAGACTATGTTCAAAAAATGAAAAATTATCCTGAGGTATCTAATAATATAATTGTTCAGTATGGTGGTGGTAGTATGATGAAGCCGGGTTCGTATGATAGATATACCCCATTTAGAAACAACCCTGATGCCGACTTTTTAGTTATTGCATGGCCAATGGGGTTATTACAGGCTTCGTGTAATCCGTTCAAAAAAGATAGAGAATTAAAAGGTGTTAACTTAGGTGATATAGCTCAAGAGGTGTTATCTAAATGGGAAAGTCAATTAAAAGAAAGAGAAATACCACTATCTACTATCAAATGGATTTCTGAGGATGTTAAAGGTTTTGGTCCTGAATCAGTTGGTTTTACATTTAAAGATTTTGTTGCTTTATATGGTAAGAACTATAAATCAAAACAAAATGGTAAAGAGGAGTTGATTAACATCGGTAACTTAATGGAAAAACCATTTGAACAATTAACTGAGGAAGAAAGACAAATATTAGATGAGGTTACGGTTAATGCTTGGGATGTCATCCAGTCTAATTCAGGAGGTCACAAATGTATAACAAACATTTCAGGTTTAATGTATATGGGAAGGTCAAATAGACCACCACAGGGAAAGTATAAGTATGACCCTGAAAGAGAGGATTCGCCATACATTAAATTTCTTAAGATGTTACAAAGAGAATTTGTTAGAGTATTACAGGAAAAGATAGGTCAGTCTTAATAGACTAATTCATCGCCCTCTGATATGCCTTTTTGTTTACAGGTCCCACCTTTGACTTCTAAAACTATATCACCCTCACCACAATAATTTCTACATTCATCATCCTTACATGGGGGACAATTGTGATGTATTTTTGTTATGATGTCATCTTTAATAAAAATGATGTCCAAATTTATAATACAGTTATTCATCCAAAAACAATGTTCATCACCACCCATCATGAATAACATACCATTAAAGTCTTTGTTGAATTTTTTACCCATCATACCTTTTTGGGTTTCTTTTTCTGATACTAAAACTTTAACTTTGAATTTAGAGTTATTTATACTTAACAACATAATGATAAATACTTTATGATATGAAAATGATTTATTTTATAAAATAATTAAGTTTTTTTGTTAAAAATTTAACTTTTTAATAATTCGCACATATTTATACGAAAATAAGCCCAACGCCCCTTTCTAAATAGTTGGTTATAACTAAACCCTAAAATTCCCCCAAAGATTTTTAGGGTTTTTGTTTTTTTCGTATATTTGTACCCATTATGAAAAATAAACTATCCATAGTTAATAAAAAAGCTCGTTATGAATATGAGTTTATTTCTACGTTTACCGCTGGTATCCAACTCATTGGAAGTGAGGTAAAGACCATAAAAAAGGGTAAACTATCAATAAATGACGCTTTCTGTATTTTTAAAGAAAACGAACTTTTTATTAAAAATATGGTTTTGACTGAGAAAGTTAATGAGTTTTCACCTGATGTTAAACGAGATAAGAAATTGTTGTTAAAAAAGTCCGAACTAAATGGATTGAAAAGAGATATGATTAAGGGACTGACAATAATTGTTAATAAAGTGTTTGAAAATGATAAAGGTTTGATAAAAGTTGAAATTTCTCTTGCAAAAGGTAAAAAACTGTACGATAAACGTAATACTATTAAAGAAAGAGAACTAAATAGGGATAAAAAATTTGTAGGATTGTAAATTATTCGTATATTTGTAAAAATTATAACTCATGACCACAATTACCCACACAATCAAAATAGAAAACGAAAAGTTTGGAGTTATCCTTAATGAAACTTTTATTGACCCTATCCAATTTAAGTTGTTTCTTAAAATGATACAAGCTTGTATTGAACTTAAGAATGACCTATCATTCTTCAACGGGGTTGAATTTTTAGTTCACGTACCGCATCGTTTTCTATCTGATTCTATTATTACCACATCTCTTAATTCAATCGAGATGTCAGAAATTGTAAAAAGTAAAATCGAAGCACTAGTAACAAAATGATTATAGACTCAAATACATTCGGTTGGTTATTGTCAGCGGCAATTGCCGTATTGATTTTAGTAAGGTTTTGGAAGAGAGCTATAAAATTTATTTTGATAGCGGTGGCCGCCTTGTTTGTATTACTCGTAGTTCAAATTAAATCATGTTATGATGTTGTAATTCTTCCTAATAAGGTAAATAAAACTGAAAAGGTTGATATTAAAATTGGGGATAATGACAAAGTTAAGACCTCAAAAAAAGATACTGTAAAAACAAAATCATCGGAAAAACAATCAAAGGTTATGGTTCATGCTAAGTATGATACCTTAACCAAAGAGATTGAAATTGAGGACGTTGAGATTTTGAATGAGTGATTTTCTTGGTATATTAAAACCAAGTGGTGGACCGGTAACACGGGCTCAAAAAAGGAGAGAAATCTCCTTTTTTTTGTTTTTTGATATTTATAGTAAAAGAGTATATGAAAAACGTTATTATATCAGAGAAACAACTTTCCGATTTAATTGGTCAGGTTAAAAATAATGTTAACGAATCTCACGAACAAGGTTCTTACATGGCAAAACAACAACTTTTTATGTTGGCAACCATGGCTTATACCATGTGGGAAAAAATGGAGGATGGAGAACAACTCGAGGATTGGATGGAGACAAAAATCGCCCAATCTGAACAAAGTATCTTGTCTGTTGTTAAAGCTTTTATGTATGATGAGTTTGTTGACGATGAAAACGCAGGGATGGGGAAGTTAAATTTCAATGATTTGGTAATAGGTAAATAACCTAAAAACACATTTTTATGAATCTGTCTGAAATAAAACTAATGAAGTTTCAATACTTACTTAACCCAGATGAGGTTGATGATTTCCTTGCCAATAATATGACAAAGAAACAACGTGAATGGGCTCAAAGAGTATCTGAAACAGTGCCAAGTGATAGTTCAAGTGAGGATTCAGGTAAAGCTTGGGATGTATTTTTGGCTGACGATGATATGATTGAACAAATTGAAAAATTTATCAAGGAAATCGGATTATCTTTTCATAAAATAGATTTATCTAACGAATATTGTAAAAATGAAGGTATTGCCGACACGGTTCTTCAAAACAAAATTAGACGTTTTTTGGAAACTAATTATTCTATAGATTATATATTAGATAGAATTAACGAAGTTGGAATGAAAAACTTAAATGTTTTTGAAAAGTTTTATTTGGAAAAATATGGTAGTAAACAAGAGGAATAAATAAAAAATCAATATTTATAAATAAAAAAAATGAACGATAAATTTAAAAACAAACTCTTTGAAGAGGTTAAAAAAAGAGGATTGTTATCAGAACAAGAAGAAAAAACTGCTGGTGGTTTAAAAGAAATAGTTTCAAGTCTCCTTCACTCGAGAAATCAAATACATGTTTTCCATCTACAAACTGAATCATATGCTCAACACAAAGCTTTGGGTGATTTTTATGATGGAATCGGTGATTTAATAGATGGTATTGTAGAAAGTTATCAGGGTAAACACGGAATCATAAAAGGATATAGTAGTGATAAGATTGAGGATTATAAAAGTTCAGAACAAGTTATATCTTATCTTGAAAAAATTGATTTAGTATTAGAAAAAAATAGAAAATTAGTTAAAGAATCGTATACACAAAATCAGATTGATGAAGTACAAACTTTACTTTACTCAACAATCTACAAAATGAAATTTTTAAAATAAATAAAATTATCTTATCTTTGAACCCTCACCATATGGTGGGGGTTTTTAATTTTAAAGATATTTATACAATATGACAAAGTTCGATAAAACATTAATATCTTATATCAGTACAACTACTGATTTTGCAGATATTGATATAAGCGTGGAAGAACATCACGGTCGTAAGTATTTGATAGCTCGTGTTGACGTAGAAAAGATTGATGAAAATAGTCCAAGGTATGACCAATCCTATGCGGAAAAATTGGTCAGAAAAAGAAAAATAAATCAACCAACTTTCATCACTCCAATGAACTCTTTGGAAAAAAGATTAGGGGATGCGTCAAAATTTTTTGGAGAATTAGAATATAAGACGGCTTTTTTACCAAAAAATTATGAATCTTTGGATGGTATTGAGAAAAAAGTCCAAGACACAGTTAAAGAAATAAATCCTGAGTTTGACGCTGAATTTTCATGGGACTCCGATTACCCAAAACCTGTATTATCAATATATCTTGGTGGTTCTAAAAACTACGATGAATGGTATAAACCAAAATATGGTCATTCTGCAAGTAAATTTATTGGGGATATAGAAAAAAAGATTGGTGATAATATCTCACTTAATCAGTATAAATGGAGAATTCTAAATGGGAAGAAAAAGGCGGATTAGAATGTTGTAAAGGATGAGTCATACCCAAAAATACTAATTTTGATAATATTTATCAATATGAAGTTTATTATCTCTGAACAACAACAAGAAAGATTGAGTGTTTACGATAAAGCTCAAAAAATGTTTTTTAAATTTTGGGACAAAAACGGGCCAAAGGCTGATGACTTGTTTTTCAAACTTTTTGGATTTACTAATATTGGTTTAGAGTTCGTAGGATATATGATAAGTAGAAACGACGTTTATAGAATGTTAAGAAAGTGGTATGGTGGTGATAACGCAAAATCTAAAGCAATTGAGTTATTGAAACAAAAAAACTATACTGTTAATTCTTGTGGAGGATATAATTTTGATTTTGAAGTTGTTCATTATTATATTAATAATGATATTGGTGAAATATATGTTATAGTGAAGCCTGATGTAAAAAATGGAACAGTTACTTTATTAATGATTGGAGGTGAGGAACAAAATTTGGGTGACGCGATAAACAATCCAGATTACGGGTATGAAATAGAAGGAGAAATAGCCGATTGCATCTATGAATTATTGATTCAAAAAATCACAGAAACAACCGGCTTTTTAATTAGTATTGATAGATTAATTTTAGATTAAGTAATATCTGTTGATTCAATCAAAGTGTAAGAAAATTTGTTTCCGTGAATTTTAGCGGCTTTCTTACAGATTGACATAAACACGTCAAAATCTTTTACTCTCTTAAATACCTGACATCCCTCTGACCAATTCTCAACCCATTGAGAGTCCTGTCCTGCTTTGTGAATGTTTATACCAAAGATACCAGTATCTGTAACTTTTTCTTCAAATATTAAATCTTTGTTGGCGTCTCTCCAAACTGTAACATTACCTAATCTCTGACACAAAGCATCGTATTTACCTTGATGTTTGTCAATTTTCCAAACACCTCTGTATTGATTTGGTACCAATCGTGCAACACCCTTTTTATTGTGAAATTCCATAACTCCTTTTTTACCCGGGTCAGTTGTTGCACTCCAGCAATGGAATTTCCAATTTCCTGTTTCATCCTTATAAGTGATTGTAAGACAATCATCAAAAAGATTTGTAACTTTGTCCGCAATTGACGGGTGATTGTTTCTCACACCAACAATGTTAACATCGTAAGTTTTATTACTTGCATCCTCAAACCAAGTGTAACCTTTTGATTTGACTGTTTTTTCAATTTGTTCTCTTGTGTAGCACATAACTTATTTTTTTTGTTTTATTTAATCATAAATATTTATTATCATATAAAATGTTATGTCTAAAATTAAAGAAACATTAAGAGATAGGATTAGTAAAATTTTGGTTGAGACTGCAACCGAAAAATACTTGGAGATTATCAAACACACATTAAAGGGAGATAAAGAATATAAAGGTAAGTATCTTATGCCTTATACTGATAAGGATGACTATGTTGATTTTGTGATTAGTTACCATGTTACCAGAGCCAGTCTTTGGAAATCAAATGGAAAACATTGTATGTACGAAGGTACTGTTTATGTTAAAATAGATAAAATAATGGTTGGGTTTGAAGGTACGGATGATTGGGAAAATGTTAGAAAAATACAGAACTTACCTTCGTGGGTTGAGGATGATTTTAAAGATTTAATTCAAAACGAATTAAATATGTTTGATAACATCTGTATGGATGTTGATTACGATTAATCTAATTTTTGATTATCTAACCGTTTTAACTTTATAGGGGAATTTACTTTCAAACCAAGTTTTTATACCACTGTGCCATATCTTTTCCCCGAACATCTCATCCAATAAATTTTCTATTGGTAATTCTACCGATAACATTGGGGAACTTGACCTCCTTATATCTCCTGTTGGATTATTGCCAGTCCAATAACCTACTCCATACCAATAAAATAAAACGTCATCCTCATCGTACTTACCCGTATAGAATGCAACTTTATTTGGGTCTAACCCTTCAAAATGATTACCTTCTTCATCTACAAAATAGTCATAGGGGTGAAAATAATTTATTTCTTCGTTTTTAAAGTAGTTCTCTAAGAACTTTACAACTACCTCATCTAATCTATTTTGATTAATTTCATATTCCATAACAATAAATAGTTTTAAAATAAAAAAACCCCTCTTTATGGGAGGGGTTTAACGTACAGTCTATCAGTTTAAGACTTAACCGTGTAAGTTCTTAGACAGTGAGCTGACCATGCCAAACCACCAAGTAGGATTGGCATAAAGATACCAACTCCACCTAATATTGCAAAGTGAACTGCAACTGCTCCTGACATAGCGGATGATACTCCGAGAGCTCCAAAAATTGAAGTTCTTGGATAAATCAACAGTGCTAATGAAGCGAGTTCAAAAACACCAATCCATGTCATTTGAGGAAGCATTCCAAAGAATGTAAAATTCTGAGTCATTTCCTCTGAATGGGTAACTTTTGAGATTGCTCCCATTCCTAGCATAAACACCACAACTGCGGTGATAAGCCATCCTAAATTTTTAAGTGTAAGATATTTTTTCATAAATGAATTATAGACAATAATTTAAATATTGTCAATATTTATGTATATGAGTTTGAAAATGGATGATACCATATATATTAAAGGTTTTATAAATGAAAAACCTGAATTTTTTTGTCGGATACATTTTAAAGATTTAATAGGATTTCCAACAAGAGTGTTTTTAATTATAAATGATACAATATACGTGACACATCCAACTTTTGATGTTGTACCGCTTTCAGAAAACTGTGTTGATTATGAGGTTTTAGAAGATGTTGATGTAGGATATCATAAACAGTTAAAAGATAAACTACAAACGATTAGACAATTTGGGGTTAAATCGGTACCAATTGAAATGGTCAAAAAGATATTTAAACCAAAACTTAAAGAACAAGAGGAACCAAAAAAATCATCAAGGGATGAGACTATATTGGATTTAGTTGATAAATTTAATAACAACGAAATAGATTTAGAGTTTTTGGAATCATTTGTTGGAGGTTTGGATAATTTTATCAATATCGTATCCAAAAAAGGTTGGTTACATTTAATTAATCCATTTGCTGACGGGGCAAAAGATTTACAAAATTCTTTATTTTATTCATTCTATAAAAATGACAAGAACTTTGTTTGGAAAATCGTTGATAATTTTCTATCAGATGTTATCAAAATTGGTGACGATTATTATTATGATACAAATTCAGAGGAATTAAGTGAATATTTTAATGAAGGTAGAAATGATGTGAGTCAAACTACCATAGAATCAATTTTGAATTTTGATTATCATGTTGATTGGTATGGTAATTTGACCGATGACGAATATGGTGATGTATATTCTGATTTGACCTATGAAAATAAAGAACTTGTTGACCAAGAAATCATTAAAGAATTAAAAAGTATGACTCAAATCAATAACGGGTATAAGTCATCCAAATTAATTGATACTTTGGCTAATGAACAAGGTCACGAAGAATACGTTGAGCTCGATGATGAGATTATTACAAAATTAATTCAGGACGAAAATTCTTTAAAGTATCTTATTAACCAAGAACTAGATGATGTTAGGGGTAATCTTTATAACATATACAGTATGTGTTATAACGATACTTTGACTGATACATGGCATGATGAGATTATGAATGAACTTGTTGGATTTGTTATTGATGACCCAAAAACTGAAGAATATGAATATCAAAAATCAGGTTGGGATAGAAATGGTCAAAGAACAACCAAAACAATGTATGGTAAAAGATATAAAGCAACCAAAGCAATTTATGATAAGGTGGTTATATGGTTAGAAAATAATCATAAGTATAATGGTAGTTACGACGACACGATTGAAAGTTTGGGTTCGTTTTATTATTTAATGAAAGATTTAATTAATGACGGAGACGTTGAACAATTAAGAATCAGTTTGCGTGATTATCCTGATTATAGAAAAATGGGTAACTGCATAAATGACAATACATCAGGTTATTTTTAATTTTCTAATTCATACATCCAAGATTCATTTTTTGAATTTACGGTCAAATATTTTCTGTCAAAGTCATCCTCAGTAAATAAATAAACCTTGAACTTTTCATTTTTACCATTGTGTACGTCAAGAACCATGGCTTCTCCCGACTTCAAGTTATCATTAATTTTATCAACGTAGTAAACTTGCTTAGTTAAAGAATTAATTATAATACTATCAGATGATATATGTACTGATATAGGTTCAATTCTTACCCATTCATTCCACTCAAATTTACCCGTATTGATATTCTTTGTACCAAACTTAAATTGTTCGGTTCTCCATTTAAATTGTGAAAATAGAAATGTTGTGTTAAGTAAAAAGATTACTGAGATAATTAAGGTTTTCATAAAATATTTTTTACAATTATACGACATCAATGTAAGTCGACCAAATCATCCAATCGGGGTCATAAAATGATTCCAATGTTGATAGGTTGTTTCTTGAGCAACGCCAAATTGGGTCTTCAAATCTTTCATTATAATCCCATTTAACATAGTTAATTATATTCTCCATTTCATTATTTGGAATACTTTTTATAACATTGTACGTATCTTCACCCACAACGTCAATTTTAATTGGCTTAAAGGCCACCCACCATACAAGACCATCACCGTCAGTTTCAAACCAATGATTACCAGTGAATTGACCCTCAACCCTATAATTCGCCTTTGTTGTATAAATAACTTTATTAAAATTTACTGATTTCAAACACGATGAAACTTCTTTTCTAATTCTTTCGGGTACGTAGATATTCAATACAGAGTTATCAAATTGAATTAGATTTTTTACACCTATAAAGTCAGCGGAAACAAATTGGCTAAATTTAGTTATTTCATTTAATAAAAATTCTAAAAGGGCTTCTTTTGTATAAGGTAAATCCTGTGGGTTGTATACAGTAAAGACAGGTATATTGAATCTTTCACCTGTAACACGATAAACAGTTTCTAAATACTCATCCTCATGAGCTCTAACAATAATCCCGTTTACATCTATATCTTTAACAAAATCGGGTAATAGTTTGAAAAATTTACTTATTTCCATTAATAATAAATATAAAAAGTTATATATTTGTCCAATGAATAGTTTGGAAAGATTCAAAAAATTTGTTGTTGGGAAAGAGTTTAATTTTCAAACAATGATATTCAGGGGTAAATTTACGTTGGTTAGAGTAAAAGAACGTAAATTATTTTATGAAATTCATACCGCTTACGGTAGTTATGATACTGAATATGATTTAACCGTTAATTTAAACAAATGTCAGTGGTGGACACTATCGGGTTATTGGTTTGAACCTGATAAAGGATTCAGGAGAGGTAAAAAAACCGCTAATGCGGGATTAAGAGTTATTATAGATGAAGAAATAAGAAGTATGATGAAATTGATTGGTGATGATAACGGAATTGGTAAAATAACCATTAAGTGGTTGCAAGAGGATTAGTTCTTTGAATGTAGTCCTCAGCCACAAGAGATGGTTTAAAAGTACTCGAACTAACATTATTAAATATACTCATTTCATCAGGAATAAATTCATAGGATTGTTTTAATGTCCTTCTAATTTTTTGACCTAATGATGATGAGGCTTCTGACATATCTTGCCATTGTTTAGATTCATATTCACCCCATTCAAAAGGTGCTAATATTACAGCGGTTTTAAACTCCCCATAAATTTTAAATTTATAAAAAAAATAACTTTTAACTTCCATATCCATAGTTTTACCAAGTTCAACAAAATCAACTATTAGATTAATATAAATTACTGTGGAATATTTTTCCCAATTAGGAGTAAACTCCCATCCTTTGATAAACGGAAACGCTTTTTTAGTTGCCCTAACCGCCAAGTCAATTCCTTTAATTTGTTTTTCTGAGATAGCCATTGTATAAAATAAATATATGATAAACTAAAAAGGAGTCATCTGACTCCCTTTTTCAATTTTCCACCTACAACCCTATTCTTTTTTGCTATATTTAAGTTAGACCACTCCTTATTACCGGTTATTTCTTCACCACAATAGTCAGGGATATTGACAATCCCAATTTCATACTCTATTTCGGCAGATGTTCTTCCATCGGGATAAACATCAATATCAACCTTATTACCTTCAAATGTGGTTTTATATCTTGTTTTTTCAAGTTTTATATCGGTAGATTGATACAAGTGGTGGGCATCCTGTACCGGAATTTCATATTCATACTCAGACTTTGTTGTTTTATCAATCTTAACTTTGTAAGCAACGTACGCCTCTTTATCATCAATGATTCTAACCCTGAATTGTTTTTTCTTATCAAACATGAGGTATGCTTGTTTGATATGAATTGGGGTTAGACCTTCAGGTAGATATTTGAGTCTGAATTTACGTTCTCTTTCAATCATCGGTATTTGTTATAAAGGGTTTCAATAGTTTCAAGGTCTTCAATTGACATCTGATGATATTTGTCAGATAACAATAACATTTTGTCACCAAATTCAATTTCATTTGAAGTCATCTTTGAATCATCCTTTACTTTGTTACGACCCAAATGACCCATCTCTGCAAGATAACTAATCAGTAATTGAATTTCTCTATTGGAGCAAGACTCAACAAATTCATCAAATTCAATGTCAACATCAACATCGACATTAGTGTAAACGGTTGCCATAATTATTTATTTTTTTCGGTTTTAATGATGATAACACAAACTAAGAACAAATATACGTAAAAAGATATAATTGCCAAAGCGAGATATAAATTTTCATTTGATGTCATCAAACAAAGTTAAATGAAAAAAACCAAATGGTCAAATTACTGGGGAATAATGTCTGAACAAATATCTAACAAATTGTCAAGACTAATTTTGATATCCTCAGACTCCAACTTGTTAAGTATTCTTTTTAAACCTAAACCGATTACAAAGTGGTCTAATCCCCCAAGTGCAATGGTTCCGATGAAACCAAACGCCCAAAAGGCTAATGGCCAAGATTGACCCATAAGTGCGATTGAAAATACCGCAATGAATGATATCAAAAATGATGATTTCAGAATTTTTTTATTTCTATTCATCCATCTGTATATTCCCAAATCGAAATAGTTATCGTGGAATACTTTTTTAATTCTGTTAATTTCTAATTGTGTCATAGTATTAATCATTTATATAGTTATCTGGTATAACCTCTAAAACTTCTCTATCACTTACTCCACCTCCTAATAATTGAAATATCTGACCATTTATTTGGTCTACGTGAATCCAAATTTGTTTCATATTTAATTTACTGTCATTAAAACTTCCAACCTCAGACCCCATATCAGTAAGATAATCAAATAACCAAGACAATAAAATTTGTTTTTCTCTACTCTCTGTTAATTCAGGTATTATAACATTAACAGTTGCATCATAATGGTCTGGCATTTCTTCATCAAGTACTTGAAGTTCAGTTATAATAAATGGTAATTCAAACGGAATCATAATTTCATCCTCATCTGCCGCTGAACAATAAAGATAACCACCAAGTTTGGACTGTACCATTGCTTGTAGGTAAGGATATTTTTTGGTAATATCTAATAATTCATCTATACCACCAAAATATTTTGCAATGTCAAAAATATCTTGGCCTTTATCCATCATTGATATTATGGTTTCAGAAACTCTACTCATAATTTATAAATATAAATAGTATGAGATATTTATAATAAAATTAAAGTCATGGATTGGATATTATTTTTAACAGTCATTTGGAAGACATGGAAATATCATATGGGTATGTGTCTATTGATATTCATCGGTTATTTAATGAACGAGTTTGGTTTTTGGGAGGATGAGTATAGTTTATTCTATACATACGGGTTTGTTAGTTTGATTATTCCTGCCATTGTTGTTGTACCAATGATACTAATGGTTATGGATTCATATAAACATTACTTAGGGGTTAAAAAATATTATCCAAACGGATACATCAATAGAGATAAAACCAAGAAATAATGTTACTTAACGCTTTTATTTTTTTAGTTTTTGCAGGTATAACCAAAGGTTTTTTGGATTATTATGCCGACTCAGGTATTAAAGAAAATGAGTGGAGAAACAAATATAAAATATCCGAACACGGTGATTTAATTAAGACTGAGGATATAAAACATTGGTGGTATTTAGGTTTATATAAACCAAGATTCGCAGAAAGATTCCCATTCAGTACAACAATATTGGTCGCTTTCACAGATAGATGGCACTTGGCCCAATTAATTATGTTAAGATTCTTTTATTTGGCCGTAGCAATAGGAGTAAGTAATAGTATATGGTGGGAATTATTATTATCATTCGTTGTATTCCCAATGGTGATAGGGGTGTTCTTTGATTTTACCTATTGTAAACTTAAAAAGAAATGAAATTTATAATAAAAGAAAGTAAGTTTAAAGAAACTATTATTGATAATATAGACAAAAATGGTCTATTAGATACACTTACTGTTACAAATATGAGTTTTACCAAATTGTTCTCAATGATTGGTATGGATTTTCTAACCAACAAAGTAATGATTAATTTTATTAGAGATTTTATAAAAGATTATGGAGTTTTTTCAGTTCACGATATAGGTGAAGACCCAATTCCATATAATAAAACGGGTGATGAATATAGAGAAATATCATATTTTTCAAAACAATATGTATATGTTGATGTTTATAGTGGAAATAACAATTTGGGTAATTTCAAAGTACATTATGAAAATTTATCTGATGATATACTGACGGAAGTCTTTGATTTAGTTATGGAAGCATATGAGAATGGAAAATTTAACAACATATGATTCTCAACAATAAAATATTAAATAAACTTATAAACTCGGATTATATCAAAAAGATATATCCGATGATTGACCGTATTGATACAAGAATGTTTTGGGATGGTGATGAAGAACTTCCATTTTACGACATTGAATTGGAAGTACATTTAAATGACCCTGACATAACAACTTTCAATATGTATGAAAAAGGGTTTGACCCACATAATTTAATTAATGAACATATGATGTTCATACTTAAAATGGCGGGAATTGATAAGAATACGTCAATAATAGAACAAGTTTATATTAAGGTATTAGGCCCTGACGGAGAAAAAATATTCACGTATTAATATACTGGTGTGTTTCTTCTTTTAGGGTATACTGATATCTCATCGATATCAACCTCAAACTTCTCACTAAACCAATCGGCAACAATATCAACAACCTTTGATTCTCTGATATTAATTAATTGTCTTAAAGTATCGACAATATCGGGATGGATATGTAACATACCAACACCATAATGAGGACTATCGTCATCAGATACACCAGGTCCGTAATAAAAATACTTAATATTATTAAGTTCTAATCTGTAAGCGTCGGGATTATGCGGGTTAACTTCCTTTTTAGGTGTTATATCCTCAAACATACTATCCAAATATTTGTAGACAATATTATGAAGTTGAGTTTGTGTTATTATATATCTCATATTATGTCAACGAGTTTATTATTAAATGATATTCTTCTTTTAAGTAACGAGCCATCATGTCTGAAAATAAGCCTATCCCAATGTCAAATATTTCCCACTCATTACCAAAATATTCTCCATTGAAATAGTAATTATTGTCATCTTCATAATTAGCAGTACCGACTAATAACTCACCATCACTACCAAATAATCCTTTCCATTCTTCACCCCCATAATCTCGTATACCCAATTTTGAATTCTTGAATCTTGAATCAAAAAACGGTTTCATTAGTCTGTAAAGTTGTTCTTGGTTTAAAAGGTATTCCATATCGTATAAATATTAACCAGCACCGTAATCTGAGGAGGGGTACTTAATTTCAATACCTATTTTATTTCCAACCCAATCGGAAATTATATTCAAAGATGTATACAAATCTAGAGAAAAGAATTCCGCAACTTCGGTTAGAATATCTGAACTTATAAAACAATCTTCACTCATGAAAAAATACGCAATTTTTGCATATTGATTGTCTTTATAACTACGTTCAGATTCAAAGAAATAATGACCTCCACCATCTTCACGATGATAAAAGTCCTGAGCATCAAGATAGTCAAATATGATATTGTCAAGCTGTGATTCGGTGATTAGATATTTCATATTAAGAGATATTAGCGTTTCTCACATCAAATACTTTATATTCGGGGAACACAACATTAAAGGCGTCTGACATTAAATATTTACCGTGAACGTACCAAAAAGGATGGGGAAGTATCTTTTCAAAAAAGTCACCAAATTCTCTACTATAATATAATTCACCTGTCATACCATCCTCATATATAACAAAAACACATATTGTTCCACCATTAGAATTGGATATGAAAATTCTATTATTTTCATTATCATATGAATCAAATTGGTCAACAATGTAAGGAATAATTTTATCCTTTATCTTATTATATTGTTCCTCATATTCAAAATCTCTCCAATCCCTTTCAAGTTCGGAGATAAGTTTTAGTTGTGATTCTTTGATTATATATTTCATGTTCTTAAAAATAATATACAACTATATCTGATTGGACATCAACCGCTCCGTAATGTGTTCCAGTTTTACTCTCAACCCACTTAGAAATTGCGGAAATGGAGTCAATATTACTTAAAGAAAAGAAAGAGGCAATTTCGTCCATTAATTTTCTATCAATCGTACACCAATAACTATTGAATTTAATCTGAGCATATTCATCTTTCTCTGAATTAAGGAAATAACCGTTTATTCCATACTCCATATAAACAAAATCCTGATTATCCAAGTACTTAAAGATTACTTTATCAATCTGAGATTCGGTTATTAGGTATTTCATATGATTATAAATATTAATTACTATCTATCTAATTATAATTTCTTTAACTCTTCTACCCAAAGTATTTTCAACCCATCTGGCGATAACATATTTAGAACTATCAAATTCCATAGAGAAGAATTCAGCAATCTCATCAATTAACTCAAAACTCATAACACACTCACCACCACTTCTATAGTGTTGGATTAATCCGCCCGAAAATTCATCATTTTCTGAATTAACGAAGTAAGTTATATTATCACCAGCCATTCTCTTAATAATAAAGTCCTGATTATCCAAATACTTAAAGATAACCTTGTCAATTTGTGATTCGGTGATTAGATATTTCATATGATTATAAATATAAGGTATTACTATCTAACGTGTACTTCCTTAACTCTTTCATCCAAAGTATGTTCAACCCATCTACCAATAACATATTTTGAATCATTAAAGTCCATAGAGAAGAATTTGGCGACCTCATCAATCAATTCAAAATTTATAAAACACTCTCCATCTCTATAGAAATTAATTATTGAGTCGGTTCGTAAGTCACTTTCAGAATTAAGAAAGTGAATTATATTGCTAACCCCAAAAGAAGTTTTAACTGATTTTCTTATAATAAAGTCCTGATTATCAAGGTACTTAAAAACAACATTATCAAGTTTAGATTCGGTGATAAGATATTTCATATGATATAAATATTAGTTAGGAGTTCTTAAAGAAGAAACCATATCTTCAGTGACAAAGAATATGTTGGTAACCTTCATTTTTAAAGTATTTTCAACCCACTTACCAATAACTTTTTTAGAATTAGATTCTCTCAGAGAAAAGAAGGAAGAAATTTCGTTAACTAATTTATAAGATATAAAACACCACTCATCATTTTCATCATATCTAATCTGAGCATATTCATCACTTTCGGAATTAACAAAAAATAAACTAATACTATCGCCGACCACGACAAAGTCCTGATTATCCAAATACTTAAATATTACATTATCAATCTGTGATTCGGTGATAAGATATTTCATATGATATAAATATTAATTATAATAGGGTATTCTCAACGCAAACCACTTCGTGTTGTTGCGCCATTCGGTGTTTGTGACCTTCATTTGTAGTCTATTTTCAACCCATCTACCTATAACTGGTTCAGAATCATAATGTGACATAGAAAAGAAGGTGGAAATTTCTTCAATTAATTTATAATGTACATAACACCAATTATCATTTTTATCATATTTAATTTGAGCGTATACATCATTCACTGAGTTCACGAAGTATATTTTTTCATCAAAGTTAATCTGAATAAAATCTTGGTTATCCAAATACTTAAAAACAACATTATCAAGTTTAGATTCGGTGATAAGATATTTCATTCGGTTATAACTATTAATCTGTGATAGTTGTTAGCATCTCCGGCGTTTTCAATTCTACCAACTTTAATACTCAAAGTATTACTAACCCACACTCTGATTATGTCCAAAGAATCTAATTTATCAATGGAGAAGAAGTCACATAACTCCTCAATCAAATCATAATTTACATACACCCAATTCTTAACTTCACCAATGGCGTCGTTTACATAAACACTAATCTGTGACATCCCATCCGACTCACTATTTAAGAAATATATATAATTGTTTTTTTTCTTCTTGTTGTTATATATCACAAAGTCCTGATTATCCAAGTACTGAAGGATAACACTGTCCAATTTAGATTCGGTGATTAAGTATTTCATATGATATAAATATTAATTATACCATGGCATTCTCAAAGCCATAAAATTGTCCAAAACAAAACCAAATCTTTTGACCTCCATGTTTATTGAATTCTCAATCCATTTAACAATAATTTTCTCAGATTCAGAATTTTGTAATGAAAAGAAGGCAGAAATTTCAGTTAATAAATCGTAAGATATATAACACTTTCCATCATTTTTATCATATCTAATTTGAGCATATTCATCATCCTTTGAGTTCATGAAGTATATGTTTTTAGGAGCGTTAATCTGAATAAAATCTTGGTTATCCAAATACATGGTTGCAAGCTTATCGATTTGTGATTCTGTTATTAGATATTTCATATGATATAAATATAATAATGCAACAAAATATCCACCTTTACTTAACGGGGGGAATTTATTATAATTAAAATAAAAATATATACAAATGAATATAATCGAATCGTTGCAGTGGAGATACGCCACAAAGAAAATGAATGGGGAGAAAATCCCACAGGATAAATTAGATAGAATATTAGAGGCAACAAGACTGGCCCCGAGTTCATACGGACTAACACCATATAATGTAATCGTGGTGGAGAACCAAGAACTAAAGGAACAACTTGTTTCAGCATGTTATGGTCAGACACAACTGGCAGATTCATCAGCGGTATTAGTATTTGCAACATGGGACACAATCAATGAAGAATCGGTGGATAAGTATATGAATGAAATTACCACCCAAAGAAACATCGGTATGGATATGTTAGCCGACTTCAATGGTATGGTTAAAGGAACACTCTCATATATGAATGAAGAACAGAAAACCACATGGGCTCAGAAACAAACATATATAGGTTTAGGTTTCGCATTAGTAACGGCAGCACTCGAAGAAGTAGACTCAACTCCAATGGAGGGATTCGTTCCAGCACAAGTAGATGAAATATTAGGTCTTAAAGAGTTAGGTCTAAAGTCATCCGTACTTCTTACATTAGGATATAGAGATTCAGACAATGATTACCTATCGTCAATGAAGAAAGTAAGATGGGATAATGAGATGTTCTTTATTAGAAAATAATATAATATACTCACTCACTACAATGGGGACTCCTAAAGGGTCCCCTTTTTCGTTCATTCGTACATTATATTATTTCCCCCCATTTATGTAAGGTCCCCCACTAACGAAGGACACAATGTATAGGACATTTTTATACCCGTTAAGGTATAATATGTGAGATGTATAAGAATATATACCCTATCGGGTATTGTTTTATACTATATGGTATTATACTAATGAGTATAATTTTGGTGTGTGATTATGGGGGAGACAACAGGTCATCTATGACCACGACTTCTCCCACATTTTCTTAACCTAAAGGTTAAGTTTTACCACACATACTATTGTCCATATGTAAGGTGTCTATTACGAAGGGGAATATAATACCCCACTAAAGTGGTCTCGTTGAAGGTCTATTTAGTCAGTCTCCTAACACACTACGTGTTCAACCGCTGTATGGGGATTAATAGACATTTTTTGCTGGGTTTTATCCATAGTAAAAAAAATAGTGTTCCTGACTACTACAGAGGGGAAAAATCCCCTTTCTTATACCCTACATGACCATTAGTGGTGGTAAATTGTGGTAAGACATGGTGGTAAAAGGTGGGAGAAAAGTGGTGAAGGGGATTATCCCCATCTTAACGTTCACCTGACATTTTGACAAAATCAAGTTTTTTAACACATTTAACAATAAAAAAATGGACCTGACACACTGTCAGTCCCCA